GGTTACTAGTGATGATGGTGATGGTTCTGTGGCTAATGGAATTAATATTCCGTTAGTTAATGTTATTGATATGGTACGTTTGAAACAGAAATAGTCCTGTAGGGCGCTGTAATGCGTTTTAACGGGTTTCTAGATGTGTTGTGGTATAGTTGTATATGTTTTGTTTGGATGCTGTTAGATCGCATTCTAGGGCTGTTTATGACGTTTTCTATATTTGACGTATTTGGGTTTAAAAAAATATTATTAGTGTAAGATTGTGTTTAGTTTTTCGCGTGTGAAAGTTGTTGGTTATGAAAGTTCCTGTTTTTCATAGGTCAGAATATAAGTATCAGTTACTTCCATCATTAAATAAACATGAATATGAAGTATTGTATGATTCTATTAAAGAACATGGTATTATTCATCCTGTAGAAATTGATGAAGATGGTAATATCCTAGATGGTCACCATAGATGGTCAATTGCACAGGACCTGGGAATAGAATGCCCGACTATCATCAGAAAAGGAATGACCGAAGAAGAAAAAAGAAACTATGCACGTTCTATGAACGTAGCCAGACGCCACCTAAATTCTGCACAGAAACGTGCCATTATTTCTGACGTACTATCAGATAACCCTGAACGATCAAATAATTCTATTGCAAAAGAATTAGGCGTATCAGATATGACAGTTGCTAGTGTCAGAAAAGAACTGAATATCGATTCAAGAAAAAGAATTGGTGATGATGGCAAAGTATATATCATAGAAGACAAGGATGTTAAAACTTCTAGATATGTCTATGATCAAATTCTAAACAAAAAATATAATGGTGAAGTATTGAAAGCTAAACTAGCAGTTGATATTGACATCATATACTGTTCAAGTATTTCAGATAGATTACGTCACGCAGCACATGATGCTGGATGGAAAATGGGATTCCAGACAGATGGCGTATATAAAGAATCTATGTACGATGAAATATTTATTGATATAGATTTTAAAAAATATAGTTTTGAAAACCATTTAAAGAATGTTAAAACATTCAGGCCAAAATACTGTACGGTCATAGATTTAATGACAGAAGAAGAAACAGCAGGATACGATACCAAATACCATACTTTTGATGAAGTAATGGAACAGGCAGAACAGTTAAATAAATACGCTGAAAATGTGATCGTAATTCCAAAGTATGACTGTATCGCTGACATACCAGATCAATACGTTCTAGGATATAGCTGCCCATCCAGTTATGGTATGACACAGGTTGATCCAGAAAAATTTAAAGGAAGAAAAGTTCACCTACTAGGTGGACCATGGGGTGTTCAGCGTAGATATCTGCAGATGATGGGTAGCGATGTTGTTTCACTTGATAACAATTCAATGAACAGGATTGCTGCAGTTGGAAGTTTCTATACCAGTGATGGCATCAGAACTTCTTTCTATAATTTAGATTATAGATTTGAAGGTTTTGACTGCAGATCAACTGATGAGGGAATCGTTGCAGAAAATGTTAGGTTCATATGTGGTGCAATTTCTTTCGGAAATATTATGTTTGATATTGCAAGAATGAATGGTTATGAAAATCTTGATAGGGATGTTCAAAGAAATTATTTCAGAGGATTAAAGAGGCACTAACGTAAAAGGCCGGGGTTTTTACGCCCCGGCCAGATACGTGGTTCCTAATTTTTAGGCATCAGATTTATCGCTATCCCAGTCCCTGTCTGGTGTTACATAAATCATTGGCATACTTGCTAGTGTTACAATTCCCTTGAAAATGATGTTGGTCCAGAAAATTGACCAGACGATTGACCATTCCAAACCCTGCGAACCGAACAGTGTGATCGGGGCAAAAGCAATCAGAACAAACACCACGCTGTCTAGTGGAACCGAAATTGCGTTTGATACCAAAACTCGTGCCCACTGGAATCTTTTAGTGATCTTTGTCACAAACCAATGGTATGCTTCAGTGTCAGCAAGTTCTGCAATTAACTGGGCTAGGATCGAAGCAACTACAATTCTTGATACAGGTCCTAGAACTGCACTGAACTCTTCGTTTAGTGGCCATGAAGGATCTGCAGGGAAAAGTGTGCAGAACCATAGGTAAAGAACCATAGCAAGATTTAGAAGTGCAGCAACTAGAATCATGATTCTAACATGCGCCTTGCCAAGAATCTTATGTGCAACATCTCTCATGGTAAATGTTAGAGGATATAGGAACGTTCCCATATCGATTGCAAAAGTTCCTATCATACCAATTTTGGTACTTGCAATATTAGAGATCAACTGAAGTGCGGTATATACTGCTACAACAATAATCGCTGCAGTTGGTTTAACTTTAGTTAGCATTATTAGCCTTTCGTTAGAGTCGAAATTCTATCAGCGGTCTTTTCCGTTTATAACATTTTGTCACGAACGTCCCAGTGGTCTTCGGCCCACTGAAAACTTGGAGGCCATGGTGCATTATTTCTTTTTGCCCATACTAAAACTTTTTCAATAAATGGTTTTTCAAAATCTTCAAGTGTTAGAAGTTCATCTTCTGGAATTCCAAAGCCTTCTATTTCGTCAGCAACGCCAAAATAATCTAAGTATAATAAATTGTCCATCTAACGACTGTATCATTGGTTTTAGCCGGTGTCAAATCGGGTTGCAATATAAAGTTAAAACAACTTATATTAACTATAATTTGGTATATATTATGTCTAATAAAGTTATATTATCTTTATTTGATTACTCTGGAAATTGGAGTAAACCATATAAAGATTCAGGCTATGAAGTTCATCAAATCGATATCAAACTTGGTTCTGATATTTTTGATTTTGACTATCAAGAGTTTCCAGAAGTCTACGGCATTCTTGCCGCACCACCATGCACCCACTTCTCTCTTTCAGGTTCACGTTTCTTTAAGGAGAAAGACGCTGACGGTAGGACTGCAGAGGCAGTTGATTTGGTATTGAAAGTTATGGAAATAGTAAATTTCTACAAATCTGTAGATACACTAAAATTTTGGGTAGTAGAAAATCCTATGAGCAGGATTCATAAACTTATCCCCGAACTTGGACCAGTGCAATACAAGTTTCATCCGTATCATCATGGCGATCCATGGCAAAAGATGACTTGGCTATGGGGAGACTTCAATACCCCAGAACGCCACGAAGTAGAAAACACTCAAGGTCGTGTTATTTGGAAGGTTGGTGGCGCATCTGAGCAGACCAAAGAGTTTAGATCCATGACGCCTGCCGGCTTTGCCAAAGATTTTTTTGAAGCCAACCAATAGCTCCCAGAGTAGGACTCGAACCTACAACCCGCTGATTAACAGTCAACTGCTCTGCCAATTGAGCTATCTGGGAATAACTTTTTAATTTTTGAAATTAAAATTATCGTATTGATTTATTAGGTCAACCGGCTTTTTAAAGCCATCTCTACAGTATTCGCTTATAGGTTTTATAGAAATTCCACCACGCTTAGAAAAATCACCTATAACTCTAATATATTTAGGATCAATTACATCTATAATATCTTGAGTTATTTTATTAATGCAATCCTCATGGAAGGCTCCATGATTTCTATATCTAAATATGTATAACTTTAAAGATTTGCTTTCTATGGCAAACTTATCTGCAATATAGCATATATCTAGTGACGCAAAATCTGGCTGTCCAGTCATTGGACATAGTGAAGTAAATTCATCTGTCTTAAAAGAAATTAATTGATGAAATTTATACTGGCTATACTCAAATTTTTCTAAGTGAATCTTATTTGGTTCATCAAAGTTATATTCAACTTCTGAGCCAAGAAGCGTTAATTCGTCCATTGGAATCCTAAATTAATGATGCGAAAAAAATAGTAATACAACAGATGCTTATGCCAAGTATCATTAGGCCATCTTTTGATTCATCTGAAGCCCAAAGAGCTATCCAAGCTCCAATAGCAAAAATAATAGAAAATAATACTATCATAGTGGGAGTGGAGGGATTCGAACCCCCTAAGTCAACGACGCCAGATTTACAGTCTGGTGCAGATCGCCATCTCTGCAGCACTCCCGAACATCAGCTTCCCAAGAAATTTGATGTTTGCCGCTACCTCGTAGCGCATCGGCCTCCGTGCCGACACATTAGCACATCGACTTGATTCAAAATCACAGATTGTCTCCGTTAGAATTTTAAATTTACAATTTAATCTGGGGATTCAATGATCTATGTTATTGACACATCAGTTTTTCTGTCCGATCCCAAAGCTATGGAAAGGCTTCAAGATAAGCACATAGTTATTCCGCTGATAGTTCTTACCGAACTTGAGGAAAAGCGTAACCACCCAGAACTTGGCTTTTCTGCCAGACAGTGTTTGAGAGAACTTGAGTTAATCAGAAAAAATGATTCCCTTATTGATCCGATTGTAAATGAAAATGGTGGAAGTGTAAGAATCGAAATTAACAATATCGATAACACGGATCTACCAAATGCTTTCAAAGAAAATTTGAACGACAATAAAATTCTTGCTGTTGCATATAATCTTTCTAAAAAAGAAGATGTAACTATTCTTACGAAAGATTTGCCGCTTCGACTCAAGGCTTCAGTGATTGGTCTTAATGCGGATGACTACTTCTCTGATCAGTTTAGCGAAGTCTGGTCTGGTATCGAAAAGATTGAAGTTGATCAAGACTCAATTGAGAATTTATATTCTACTGGTAAAACTTCTTTCGAACTAAAACTTCCCACAAATACTGGTGTTATTGCAACAAGCGGTACTAGTTCTGCTTTGGCAAGATACAAGAATGGTCATCTTGTCCATGTTAAAGATCGAAATGTTTTCGATGTTCGTGGTCGAAGCGCAGAACAGCGCATTGCCTTGGATTTCTTAACTGATGACTCAGTTCAGATTGTTTCTATTGGCGGAAACGCCGGCACTGGCAAATCTCTTCTTGCTATCGCTGCAGGTCTTGAGTCTGTTGTAGAAAAAAGAGTTCACAAGAAAGTAATTATTTTCAGACCGCTTTATGCTGTTGGCGGACAGGATCTTGGTTTTCTTCCTGGAACTGCCGAAGAAAAAATGTCCCCTTGGGCAGCAGCCGTATTTGATGCTTTGGAAGTTTTCTGTGGACCTAACGTTATTGAAGAAATTATCGAAGAGGAACTTCTTGAAGTTCTTCCCCTTACACATATCAGAGGTAGAACGCTTAGCGATTCGTTTGTCATTATCGATGAAGCGCAGAATCTTGAGAAGATGGTTCTATTGACTGCTCTTTCTAGGATGGGTAAGAACAGCAAAGTGGTGATGACTCATGATGTTGCTCAGCGAGATAATTTAAGAGTTGGAAAATATGATGGTGTTATGTCAGTAATATCTTCTCTTAAAAACGAAGATATCTTTGCTCATATCAATCTTGAAAAATCTGAAAGAAGCCAGATTGCTGAATTAGTGTCCCATTTAATAGAAACCTGATTTCCCGATAAGTCTTTATGGAATTTTCAGCAAAAAACGTATCTGTTGGCGATCATGTGATGTATGCGGTGCCTAAGCCACCTCAGGCCACTACCTATGCCCATGGGGTTGTTAAGAGTATCAAAACTTCTGGCATGGTAAAGATTGATGGTACTAATGAATCTTTTGAGGCAACTAAGGATAATCCTGTTGCAACTATAGAGGTTTGGGCTGTTGATGAGGATGGCAACCCTAAGTCAAAGACCGACAGGGTTGTTGCTAAGCCTGTTTCGGATCTTCGTGTATCCAAGACACCTATTGAGCCAGAGTCTGCTGATAGAAATTCCACGCTTAGAGGTATAATGTCAGAGTATAACAAGACTGCTCCAGAGGGCAGGAAAGTTACTATGACTACTCTTACTAAAGTTTTTAACAGGGGCGTTGGAGCTTATAAGACCAATCCTTCTAGCGTTCGACCAAATGTGGTTAGCGCAGAGCAGTGGGGCTATGGAAGGGTTAGAGCATTTCTTAAGATGCTTAAAAATGGTAAGGCTCCAAGAAAACCGTTCGATCAGGATCTTCTTCCAAGAGATCACCCTCTTTCAAGCAAAGCTAGCGAAGAGGCACAAGAAAAAAGACTTTACTTTAGGGTAGTTAAAGAGCATCCATCCTGTCCAGTTAGCAAACCCTATGGAGTAATTGGCGAGAAGTCTGGGATTGTCCATGGTTGTCATGCAACTCAGAAATCTGCTAATGATCAACTTAAAAGTCTTTATGCTGCAACTGATCCAAAGAGCGGATATAAGCCAGGTAAAGAAGATGTAAAAAATCTTGAAACACCAACTCAACATGAAAAGCGTCGTGAACGTGAAAAGAAAGCAGGAGTAGCTCAAATGGATTCTTTTAAAGAAGGCGATATTGTAAAGTTTATGATGGAGAATGACTCCATGTTCCATAACGATATGCCACCACAGGGCACGCATGAGCATGTTGGTTCAGTTGAGCATGTTATGTATGATGGGTACTTCGGTGTTCCTGGATCAAAATTTTATTCTCCTGCTTCTATGGAGAATCCTGCTGTTCTTATTAGAATTTGGATTGACGACCAAGAGACTGAATTTATGACTGGTCGCATGTCTGATGAGGTTACCAAAATTGGTGAACTTGATAATCAGGAAAATTCTCCTGACGATATCGAAGATGACACCTATAGCAGCTATGACAATAACGAAGATGACAAAAAGAAGGATGAGGCTGCAACCTATCCAATTCCAGACCGTGTAAAGAAGAATGCTCAGCGCGGCCTTGATCTTCGTAAGAAGTTTGGCCGTGGTGGTACTGATGTTGGCGAAAATACTGCACGAACGCTTGCTGCTGGTGGGACCATTGGCATTGAGAAGGTTCGACATATCAATCGCTACTTCCCCCGTCATGCTGGTGACAATCTGAATGATAAGACTAGTAATGGTTGGATTGCTTGGCTGCTCTGGGGTGGCGATGCTGCTTGGTCTTGGACTAACAGAATTGTTCGCAGTTATGAGGCTCAGCAGAAGCGTGAGAGAGAATCTGCTAGAGATTTTACTCCCGAAGAGCGTGAGAAACTTGCAAAGGAAGGTCTTGCTCTTCCAGATGGCTCTTACCCGATTGTAACTATTGGTGATCTTAAGAATGCTATTCAGGCTTTTGGTAGAGCCAAGGATAAGCCTGCAGCTAAGAAGCATATTATCAAGCGTGCTAAGGCACTTGACGCACAGGATATGCTTCCAGACAACTGGATGGATTGATCAAAATGAAAGTTCGTCCAAGCGGAGTTGCTTGGTTTGGATTAGTAATTTATGTATTTATAGTTGATATTTTTCTTTTAAAGAAAAAGCAAGTAGTTGGCCAACCTTATTGCTCTATGAGTGAAGCTTTTGGCGATGCGTTAAGGCATCCAAAAAAGCGTTGGCCAATTATTGCTATATGGGGTGTTCTTACAGTTCACCTTTTTGGCGTTTTAATTCCTTCTAAACTTGATTTTATAAAGAAGTTAGATCCTATTGGTTTTTTGGCTAGAAAGATTGCTAAGGAGAAATGATGGACGATATTGATGGTTGTGATTTAGATTTTACGGAAGATCCTCTTGCTGACGAGGATATAGATGGCTTCGTTTTGTTTGCTGATATTGCACCAACTGACATTGAATCAGTTGAGAAGCGTGTTTATGATTGGAAGGTTTTGAGCAATGGGTCGTGATCTTGGTATTGCAGATAGGCTTCGTGCTGCTGGTTTGAATGTTGTTGAGGTTGCTGGTTGGCAGACCCGTGGCTCTGATTCTTTTAATCCCCGTGGTTCTGTTGACCACCATACCGCTGGGCCTCGAAATGGTAATGCTCCGAGTTTGAACATTTGCGTCAATGGTCGAACTGGTCTCCCTGGACCGCTCTGTAACGTCCTTGTAGGCCGTGACAACACTTGTTACGTGGTAGCAGCAGGTAAAGCTAACCATGCTGGTCTAGGTGGCTGGAGGGGCCTTGTAGGTAATTCTAGTGTGTTTGGCGTGGAGCGTGAGAATGTTGGTACTGGTGCCGAGCCTTGGCGTCCAGATCAGACAGAAACCGCTGCGAAGGTACATGCTGCCCTTATCTCAGTTCATGGTGCTAATCCTGAACTAGTTTGTGAGCATAAGGAATGGGCACCAAGACGTAAGATAGACGCTTATGGTGTTGACGGTGATCAGATGCGATCTATGGTCAGGGTATTTTTAGGAAAACCAAATCCAACTCCACCACCTGCTCCACCTAAACCAAATACAAATGACTTTTTGAAAGCTATTTCAGAAGCAGCAAAAAAGAAGCCGACACTTAAACGTGGAATGAAGGGTAATGCAGTAAAAGATCTGCAATCAAATATTAACGCTATAGTTAAGAAAAATGTTCTTGTAGTTGATGGAGATTTTGGTGCATCAACTGAGCGTTGGGTCAAGCAGTTCCAGAAGGATAGAGGCTTAACTGCAGACGGAGTTGTCGGCTACAATACTTGGGTTCAGATACTTGCTAGTAGATTTTAAGAACCTATAATTATTACCACAGGCTCAATACCAGCAGGGAATGAAAGGGATTGTCCGTCTGCAAGTTCGTTAAATGTTGTACCATCGGTAATGAATGGAAGAATTCTCCACTCTGATACACCATTTGCAGAACCACCATTAGCTATACCTTGATCAACTTTAATTATATGATTAAAGCCAATTAATGTCCAAGGCTCACCAGCTCCAGAAAGAGGGTATGCACTTGTTGGCTGCGTAACTATGGCTATTATTTCAGTAAAATCAAACCAAGATGGGTCTAAAACAATACCACCAGTATTGTATGTTCCATCAAAAGAATTTAACTTAACTATTTTTGTTTTATGTCCAGCAGAATCTCTAAGATCTGTAGAAATAATTAAATCATAAGAAATACCAGTTACGGCCATTGTAGTCTCCTTGTTAGGAGAATAACGTTATCGATTTATTGATATTGAATGACGAAGCTGATGCCAGCCATTATAATTTCCTGGAATTGGCGCACTACCAATTGCTGGAGTTGCAACCATTTCAAAAGGTGAAAGGTGTGGCGGCTCTGCGCTAATGAGTCTTTCGTAAAGCGAAATATCTGCATCAATATCAGACTTATTTTGATTTAAATAAGATGATCTGGCGACACGGGCAACAGAGATTTTCTTTTTGGTTTCAAGTGTCAAGATCTGCTCTGCACGACTGACATACGGTAGATGCCATTCGTTGTAACCAAGTTGTTCGGGCTTAGAAGAGTCTAACGCTTTTTTCATTTCAATTGCTAGAAGTTGAAACTCTGGCTGTGCATCAGGATGGATTCGCTGAGAGAAGCAGTTCTCGAAATCTGTTGATGCTATAACAGATGTATGCCAAAGGAATGGCTCAAGAATTCTTGCAGCCACCTGCTTATGAAGATTGAGATTATCAAGTTCTTCAGCAACATCTGCTGCATTATTTGCAGCCTTAATCCATTGATAGTGTGCCATTGTTTCACTATCTGGATCTAGAGTAGTCTCTGCAACCATACCACGCTGATTCTTGCCCCAATGGACGGGTATAGCGGGATTTGATCGAACTTCTTCAATACGACGCTTTAGTGGAATTGCACGACTGCTAGCAGCATTGCGTGACCACATTCGATATGTGTTTACTTCTGGAAGAATGAACCTATGAAAGGTACATTCCATAGTTGTCAATCTATTTCCTTGCGGAGAGATTGAGTCAGCAATTACTTTAGCTGAGATCACTTACATACTCCAGTTCTACGCCAGCAGCGGCTAGAAACGCCTCGGTCACATCGGTATGCAATCTATCTGATTCGGATAGGCATACAATCCTACGGATTCCTGCAGCAGCCACAGACTTGGCGCAAGTTAGGCAGGGTGGCCCGTTGACATAAAGCGTAGAACCTTTGTAGCGAGAGCCATCACCGTGGGCAAGGGCTGAAACTTCAGCGTGTGAACTGTAGCAAAGACCATCGCCATAATCGTATGGTGTTCCATGTGGGACTTTGTTGATCCAGCGTGGACAGCCACCATCTACGCAGTGCTTCATTCCTGCTGGGACACCATTGTAGCCTTGACCGATTATGCGGCCATAACCATTCTCTTCTACGATGAAGCACCAGAATTGGGCCTTAGCACAAGTAGCAAAGATTTCAGCACAGGATATACAAGCTTTAAGCCATTTAATATCTTTACTTGTTATTGACATAAAAATCTTCTGGTTTGTAAGCTATATCAGATTTATTAGAATCACCAGACCATTTTGGAATATTAAGTATATTAATATTTGCAGTTGATTCAATTTCAGAAATTTCTCTACTTAACTCTTCTCCAAAAGTTAATTTAGAGTTAGATAATCTATCCCAATCTTTATCTTTTTTATAAAGATCAAAATTTTTATTTCTATAAATAAGAACATCATTAGATATTACAAAATTTGCAAAAGTTTCAGAGCCCAAAGAAGGTAGCCCATCTATAGATGGAACGAATCCAAAGACAGTAACATCTAAAAAATCTTTTGTAAACTTTGGATGAAATCCCTCATTTACAAATCCAGCTTTTTCAAATATTTCATTTATATCTTCAAACTCATTATATATTTCTATTCTTTTTCTTCCCTCAAGAATAGAGCATAGAATTAGACTTTTAGATACTTCTATTAGTAGATCATCTCTTTGATGGCCGAAGTATGTAATTTCGCAAGCATGGCTAGTTCTTCTACTTCTCCAACCCATAGTTGCATATTCTTTTGTTTCAGTATCAACTGCAGTCAGGATGCTCGGTAGATTCTTTTTTATAAGCGATCTAGCGCTTTTAATGAAAGAAGTATCCACAAAATCAGAAAAATAATTTGTTTGCAATGGAAATATAGCAATCATTTTATATCCAAAAACTTTAAAGCAAATTTTCGATTTTCAGTAACCTGATTTATCAAATCTTGATTTTCAAGTTCATTAATTAGTTTTTTAAAATTTGCAAGATATTTATCATTATCAGATAAAATAAATTCATAATTAGATGGAACTCTTTGCAAAGATTCTAAAAAAGATTCTTCAGTCATTTCTTTAACCCAGTGACTAATATCTTTATGTCTTCTGACTTTAGATCTTTGCGTTGCTTCTAATTTGTATCCAATTGTTGGAAGAAGTATTGGCATTATGCAATTGTCTGAAACAATATAATCGTGCATTATAAATCTTCCACTAAGCATTGCTTTAAGCATAGAGAAGACATACATAGATGTTGCAATTCTTTGGCGCTTAAATTCTGGATATACCCCAACTAACTGGTGTCTCCATCTATGGCTATGGTCAAACCCGCACTGATCGGCGCCAACTATTTTGCCGTCTTCTTCGACAACGATTTCAGAGCCAAGAGCAACTTTTGCTGAGATCGGATCTCTCATTGTAAATCCACCCAAAAATTCTCTATTATCTTTATGATTATAGATATTTTGGATTTCATCAATATCTTTTTCTAAACCTAATCTTACTTTTCTCATATCAACCTTGGAGTGATGGGCTGAGTGCCGATCCCAGCAGTTTTCTATCGGAAATAGACTGTGTTTTCCTTACACCACCATCACACGATCTAATTTTTATCAAGTATGCTAGCAGCCTGATTCATTACTTCGATTGCTTCATCAGCATCGGAACCTTCCCAGCAGGAAAGTGCACGTTCTGCAAAGTGGCGTAGAGCATCGGAAACTATATCCACACCATTATCAATATCTAATAGGTCAGCAGCACGAAAAAATTTTTCTGCTACATAAGGTGGTAACTTTAAGCCAACTAACGGACTGATATTCCGTGATGCCTCACCATAACTACGAAGCATATTAGCTAATTGCCCACGCTCATTATCGCTAACTGGATACATGGGATACATATTATCATCGCTCATTTATCTCAGCAGCCTTATCACCAGCAAAGTATCCCGCTGCAAAACCTACCAAAGATGATGTGAAACCAATAATAAAAAATAGAAGTGTTGTATTCACTGATTCCCCTTAAAGATCTACTCTAAAATTATTATGTTCAGCTTTATATTCTTCCCAAGACTTATGACCTGAATCTAGCACAGACCAAAGTTTACGGTCTAGGTCAGGTTGAACCTTAGCAGACTCAATCGGGTCAAAGTCGCGATGCTCACGAATTGCAGACTCAAGTTCGTCAATACGTTTACGCAGTTTGGCGTTTTCCTGCATTACCTCAACGATTTCACGACGACGTTGACGGAGTTCCGCATTGGCGATTCGCTCTGATTCAGTTTGCGTCTTCTGCCACAGACTCTTCAGGTGATTCAACATCTGCGTTCATCCTCTCAATAACATCAGTCCAGCCAAGAGCCTCAAGCTCTGCTGTAATTTTACCATTCATAATATCATCAGTCTCTTTGCACTTTGCAGCAAACTCTTCTGAGTTGCGTGGAAGATGCTGAGTCTTACCAAGATGATCAAATAGGTAGGCCCAAGTTCCACCACCAAGAGAAATTATTCTTGTGGTATCCCCTGAAGGCTGGAATGGAACATTCTTTTTTAGTTTTGGTCCTGCCATTGTGACTCCAATATTTTTTGGAAGAAGTTATATAGTCTTACTGATCTTACTTTAATTTCATCGACTTGTCGAAGTTCGATGGGGAAGTATTGCAGACCCAAGTGTTGCGCCGCAACTAATCTGTGGTTTCCGTCTGTGAGCCTTACAGAAGTGTTGTCGAAGTCAATGAGCCCAGGGTTTTCAAACCCATTTGCTTGTATAGATAAAATAAGATTTTCTATATGCTCTTTATCTCTAAGCCAAATTTGGCCAAGATATGATTGGTCAGCAACATAAAGAACTAAATCCAATGGCAAATACTTCAGTGATGAAAATACTTCTTTGATTGCCCCGAAGTTTCCATCATCTATAAATTCTGATCCCCAGAAATCTTGATTCTTCATAAGATAAAAATTGTTGTGCTTGAGATAAATTTAGCACACAATGTTTACTTTTTGTCACACATGCGGACAGCATTTCTCTAGCCATAGCTTTATGAGTATATGTCCAGATTGTGGTTCAACAAAACTATCTATAAAAATTCAAGATATATATGAAGCATCTATTGATGATGTTCATCAAATAGGATTTGTTGCTTTGCTTGATGAAAACCTTGTTTGGACAGAGTTTGTAGGTAATGCTACATATATTTATAGTCTAAGAAAAAACTATGCTATAGTTCCAACTCTTTCTTTTGATTTTGAAAACAAAACAGTTACAGATCCAATCACTGATATATCTATTCAGCTAGGTTTTGATGATGTCTAAACCAGCAGGAATCCCAAATATAGATCTTTTTTGCCAAAACTGTGGTTGCGATATTGATCTTGACTTTATTCGTTCTGGCTCTGCTGAGCAGGCGTGTAGATGCGCTCCGGATTCCAAGAAAGAAACTTTCGCTTGGATTAGCTCTAACTCTGCAATATTCCACCATTTTCAAGCAAGGAACTATTTAATGGTTGGCGAAGATTCTGCACTTTTTTGTTCTCATAAAATTTCTGTATTTTATGAATTATAAATTTTGAATGCCGATCAATTGTTATGAATAATTGGACAGATAAAATGCAAGCAGCTGTTGCGACAGCAAGGTTGTTAGAGAACTTTAATGTTATCGATATTTCTTTTGATAACGGAGAGGTTCTTGAAGTTTATGTTGCAATGAATAAAGAAGAGAAAGCTATTGGTCTTGCAACAATTCCATATCTTGATCTTGATGGAATGATGTTCTTTTATGATAAGCCATCATTCACACCATTTACAGTTGCGGATATGGGCTTTGATCTTGATATCGCTTGGTTTGATTCAAGCGGAGTTCTAATCAAGTCAGGTACTTATAAGGCTGGAAGCAACGCACCGCTGTTTTCTCCAAAGCCATATACATATGTAGTTGAAACACTGGCAGGTAATCTGCCAAAAAGCAATTTAAAGGTATTTAATGTCTAGGCAATTTGAAGAGTTTCTTGATGAAGATGAGTGTTGTCTTAATTGTGGAGAAATAGATTATAAGCCGTCTAAGATAATGGGACTTTGTCAGGATTGTTATAATCATCCAAAAGACTACTATGATCTTACAAATAAAGAAGAGGGATACCAACATAGTTAGTATCCCTCTTCTATTGAAGATTTTTAATAAAATATATTTCAGTATATTTTACGATAGCTTCCACTTTCACCATCAGAGTCCACAAGATCTAAGTCAAGTGGTGATCCTTGGTTAGTTTCCACAATCTTATAATTAGTTTAATAGGCTCTCTCGTATGGAATTATAGATCTTCTTGGTCTTGTTCATCTTCAAAATTTGAATGCTGAAGAATCGTATCGCCTTTATAAGAAACATTAATTGGTGGTAATAGTATTTCTATGCTTTCCATTGCAAGCTTAAGAATTGTAAGCGCAACCCATGGTGAACAATCCCCTAAATGAACTTCAGGGAAAACATCTGGATCACTATCAAATGTAATAGTGATTACATGAAGACCAGTTCCGAGGTCTGAAAGCTTTTCTACATCAATTATTTCGGGGCTTTCTTCGTTCTCTTCTGAACTCATAACTCATCCCCGTTCTTATTTACAGTGGACTCAAATATCTGACCACTGTAGAAGGCAGATCCTTCTTCTATAAGAACGGGTTCGACTACTGCTTTTTGATCACCTTCTGGCTGATACCAGACCACAAAGATACCCTGCTGCCACTTCTCTGTGAAGTTTCCAGCCTGCTTACCCTTCGATGTGATTCCGGTCTGCCCTGAAGGAAGGACGCCATCAATTCTTGCTGTTGTCCCCGGTGTCCCAGCAAAGATGGGTCTTGTCCAACCTCTGCCACGGATTCTTGAGTATACCAGTTCTTGACGGTGCGTGTGTCCATAGATTGTGGACACTTTAAGATCTGATAGATATTTTGCAGCAGTGCTGCCTGGAGCAGATGAAACCTTTGATCCGTGTTCAAATCTTAGGTATTCATTTGCCCAGTATTCTCCATCAGGATATGCCTCTATTGAAGTAATATCATATTCATCAAATCTACAAAGATTTGCAATTGAAAGGATTGGATCTCTGCTATTTGCTTTAGATATTCCAGCAAGAGCAGGAAGCTTATCTACGATAGCCTTGTTAAGGCGGTCGTCGTGATTTCCGCTCAACACTACAATTTCCGCATTAGGAGCAATCTCACGCTGCAACGCAACTTCAGTTCCAAAGCGATCAATCTCTAACTGGGTATTGGTCGTATAGCCAGGTGCGCTTCTATGTGTAGAGAAAGCACTGAAGTCGTGGTTGTCCCCGAGGATAACCGTAAGGTCAAGACCATAGGTGTTATTAAGATATACACCAATTTGATGAACCACGTTCAGGGCTGCCTCGTCGTGGGTTGTCGTCAAATTTCCATCCACATCACGGAAATATCCGATCTGTGGGTCAGGCACAACAAGCCCAACATTCCAGCCATGTGGCTTCGACTGCTTCTTAACACCCTTAACATTAATCTTAAAAGATCCAATAGATGCTTTATCTGGAGCAGGTAGAGATGGAACAAGATCAATATTCCAAGAGTTAGACTCTTTTTCTACCTGAATATTTTCACCATTAATTTTTTCCCATCCAGGATACTTCTTTTTTGAATGAGAAAGCTTTACTACACGAGCTACACCACTATCTTCAATCTTTTTTATAGTGGTAGCAATATCTTCAGGAGATTCAGACTCTGTAGTGATCTTGATCTGCTCATTCCAGAATCTCTGACCATAACGAGCAATAGTTGCTTCTTTTACAAGAGGTAGGGAGTTCTCCTCCAAGAAAGCAACGATATCTTTGGCACGACCACCAGACTTCCAGATCTGTTCCATCAGATCTTTTGCTGGGTGGTCGGCAACCCCCTTGGGCTTTTGTGCCATTGGGAAACCTTTCAGGCGACTGTCGCTACAGTATCTATAACGACAGTTTTGTTAACATAATGGACCGGATCGGTCGCAAATGAAAACAATGCTCGTGTGATTCCCAGGAAGATGTCAGGGAATATGATATTATCTAGATAACTGGACGGTCGCACCCGGACGACTCGAGAGCTCTGTTCCTTATCTACATTAAGACAAATTCTCCTCGAAGAGCCTGGTTTCTGTGCTCGCGTTATTACAATCGCTGAGCGTGACCTACACTCGGCTTGCTTAGAAAACTGAATGAAGATTGTGGGATGCGCCCCATACAGCGCCGCAGGACTGAAGGTGGCCTTGACTCTTCCGGTGGGCAATCCGTCATCAGTGCCGTCCCAAGCGAAAAGCAGGGAAACTGGTAAAGGAACGTCTGGGCAGTTTCATCTAAGCAACTTGCTGAGTAGTAATCTGATCCAGTGATTGAGATATCATTTAGGTGAAGACACCGACCGTTACAGTTTTGCTGTTTTTCCCTGTGGGGTGGGGTGAAGTCTGCCTTAACTGAGAAATGAGTTCTTTTGTTTTTGTGTTTAAATAAGTATTTTTACCATTAAGATGCTTTTTATGGATACAGAAAAATTATGGAATCAATATTTAATTGATGGTTCTACTTTTCAAGATTTAGTTATTGCCTATGAATATCTTGTTAAGAGCACTGCTGCTTCCATCGCCAGAGGTCTACCTAATCACGTAGACTATGATGATCTTGTTTCAGATGGTTTTATTGGACTGATGGATGCTATTACAAAATATGATTCATCGTATGGTTATAAGTTTGAAACCTATGCCAGTTTTAGAATTCGTGGAGAAATTCTTGATAGGCTTCGTCAGTTTGATTGGGCTCCACGTTCTTTAAGGTCTAAGAATCGTGAGATTGATTTTGTTTCAGAGAAATTGTCCAATGATCTGGGACGAGAGCCAAGTGATGAAGAAGTTGCTGAAGCACTAGGTTGGAATATAAAAGATATATCAAGAATTAAGGGTGCTGGTAGTACCGCTTCAGTTTTTAATATTGATGAAGTTATTAATTCTGATGGAGATTCTTTTAAACTTTCAGATATTATTCCTGATGAGTCAAATAACTATCAGGTTTTAGATGAAGAAGATCTTTTAGTTTTGAGAGAAAAGATTTTTGATTCGTTTAAGGATCTTAGCAGTCAGCAAAAGACTGTGTTCTTCTTGCATTATATTGAGGGTCTTTCTCTTAAAGAGATTGGTGAGATGCTTGAGGTAACTGAGTCAAGGGTTTGTCAGATCCACACGGGGGCTCTAGATTTCATTTGGAAATCTTGTGTTCCTGACTGATTTGCCTCAGTTATTATTGTCCCAAAAGAGAGGTCACCCGCTTTCCACACCTCTCTTTTATTTCTACAACATTTGTCGTAAATAATCTGTAAATCTTCTAGGAGGCCCCAATGTCAGACTTTCTTTCCTTCCATCTTTCAGACTCATTTATTGAGGAGTACGAGAATAAAGAAGTCGATTGGGGATTTGACATTGGTGGTGGAAACTCTCTAAGCGAGCTAACTTTCCTAACCAAGTATAGCCGTAAGAAGGCTGATGGTACTAAGGAGAAGTGGTACGAGGTTTGCCGTCGTTGTATTGAAGGCATGTATTCAATTCTGAAAGATCACTGTGCCCACCAGCGTACCCCATGGAATGAGTTCAAGGCTCAAAAGGCTGCACAAGATGCATTTGATCGCATGTTTCACTTCAAGTGGACACCACCCGGTCGTGGCATGTGGGCAATGGGTACAGAGTACGTCCACCTAAATCAGTCAAACTCAAGTCTAAATAACTGTGCATTCATCTCAACTGAGAAGCTCAGCACCCATTCAGCCTATGAGGCAACAATGCCATTCTCACGCCTTATGGAAATGTCCATGAATGGTGTTGGTGTTGGTTTCGATACAAATGGTGCTGGCAAACTAACAATCTGGGAGCCAACTGGCGATCCAGTTAAGTTCGTTGTCCCTGACACTCGTGAGGGTTGGAGCGAGTCAATCGCTGCCCAACTTGAGTCTTTCTTCTTTAAGAATCGTCAGCCAATTGAGTTTGATTACTCAGAGGTGCGCCCAGCAGGTGCTCCACTTAAGTCATTTGGTGGCACTGCTTCTGGCCCAGGCCCATTGATGGATGTTCATGAATCGATTAATAAGCAGTTTGCTGGTCGTCACGGTGAAAAGATTACTAGCAGAGATATCGTAGATATTATGAATAAACTTGGTAAGGCTGTAGTTGCTGGTGGCGCACGACGCTCTGCACTAATTGCTCTTGGTGAAGCTGAAGATGATGACTACGTAAATCTAAAGAACTGGAATCTTCCAGAGAACGCAGAGCGTACTGGTCCTGATGGTTGGGCTTGGACCTCAAATAATTCTGTTCTTATTAACTCTGGCGATAGTCTTGATCATCTCGTTGACAAGATTGCCATCAATGGTGAGCCCGGTGTTATCTGGCTAGATATGATGCGTCGTTTTGGTAGGATGGCAGATCCAGAGAATAATCGCGACTATCGTGTTTCTGGTTGTAATCCATGTGCAGAGATTTCTCTTGAGTCAAGCGAGTTCTGCTGCCTTGTTGAACTTTATCCTTCTAAGCATGAGACATTTGCTGACTTTAAGAAGTCTGTCAAGCATGCATATATGTATGCTAAGGCTGTAACTCTTATGCCTTCAACTTGGGCTGAGACAAATGAGGTTATCACCCGAAACCGTCGTATCGGTATTTCGATGACCGGCATCGTTGACTTCATTGAGAATCGCTCATGGTCAGACATGCAGTATTGGATGGATGAAGGTTATCAGTATCTTGAGAACGTTGATACTAAATACAGTGAGTGGCTTGGTGTAAGAAACTCTGTTAAGCTGACAACCGTTAAGCCTGCAGGTACAACATCTATTATTGCTGGTACCACTTCCGGCGTTCATTGGCCTACAACTTCTGGTTATTACATTCGTCGTATCCGTTTCCACAAGACAGATCCACTTCTTCCAATTCTTAAGAAGGCTGGCTATCATATTGAGGACGATGTGATGGATTCCAAGACTACTGCTGTTGCTTCATTCCCAACTAAGGGTCTTGAGGTTCGATCAGAACTTGAGGTTTCTATTTGGGAGAAGGCTTCTCTTGCTGCAATGGCTCAGCGTTACTGGGCAGATAATATGGTTTCTGTAACTGTTTCATTTAAGCCTGATGAGCAGAAGGAAATTTCTCCTCTACTTCGTTCACTTCAGGGTCAGGTCAAGAGCCTTTCTTTCCTTCCAATCAGTGATGAGGGTACTACTTATGCTCAGGCTCCATATGAGCCAATCTCTGAGGAAGAGGCAATCAAGATGATGAAGAAGATTAAGCCACTTGATCTTGAGGCTCTCTACACCAAGGCCAATGAGGGTGCTGGCGAGAAGTTCTGCACCACTGACGTCTGTGAGATTGATTTGGGATGAAATCTATGCACAGCAGAGAAGCCCTATATAGGTTTCTTTGGGAAAATAGAGATCAAAAAAATATCGTAGCTATCCCGCAGGGAGAAGTTGCTAAAAGATTTGGAATCTCCTATCAGAGGCTTTCAATAGTTATGAGAGAATTTCAAGATATTGGTTTGGTTTCAAAGTATAAGCATCAGTTTCTTCTGAGGTATGATCCAGATAAGATACCTTGGGGAGATGAGTTTGATAAATTTAGAGCATCTTATATATCTCACAAAAATCAGGAGAAAAAATGAATAAGACTACTGCAGATATTATTGAAAGAACCTTCTGGACAGCTATTCAGGCTGGGCTTGCTGTTGTTACTGTAGATATGTTTGATCTACCTAAGGTATGGATTCCAGTTGTAGCAATTGGTCTTGCTGCTTTGAAGTCTATTGCCGCAACGCAGGTTGGTGTTAAGGGTTCTGCTTCAACGCTTCCATCTAGTTTAGATTCATCATATGATGGTGGTAGTGAACTCGCTGATGAGGGCGAAGTCTAGCCAAATGCTCATTTGAGGTCCGAGCGCTGCTTGACACGCCGCCGCCCATGGTGTATTGTTGTGGCATGGATCACGAGTTTCTTATACCAGTTATTGAAGATGTTGAAGCTGCTATGTCAAGTATCGGCATTCATATGACCGCTGTAGATGCTGCAGTTTTCCCAGACGAGGGTGAGGACGAGGACTTCAATGATGATGAAGTTCCAAATCTGGTTAAAGAGGGTAAGGTTAAGATATACATGAGTACCATGTTTACTGTATCAGACTCTGCATGGTCAGATAGGGTTCTTAATCCAGAGTCATACGAAATCCAAAAAGAGTTTAAGCGTGCTGCCCCAACTGAGTTTGAGGTTGAACTTGAGTCTCTAAAGGATATTGTTGATAATTGGGATGATGAAGATTAAAAGCTAAAACTAGCAATAGCTCCGATTAGCCCGCTTCGGCGGGCTTTTTGGGTTTATACGACTATTTTTCCGAATATGATTGCTGAGTGGAACAGTTCGAAATAGAAGATTTTGATATAAAAATTTTTGTTGATGCGATCACTCCTGCACTTCTTTGGGAGTCAAGATTTACTGAATTTGAAAGAACAATAAATTCTCAAAGGATATATTCTGAAATGAATCCAGAGTACCGTGAAGCAATCACTGAAAGAATTAAGAGAGCTACTGCTGTCATGTATGACACTGTAGATGATTGGCTACCTGATGCTATCAGCCTTTCAGATGATGGTACTTGTATTAAGATAGAGTTTAATATGGTTCTTGCAAAAATTGATATTGATGTTGAAAATAAAAATAGAGCAACTACTTTTAAGATTATGGAAGTAAAGAAGGAGATTCAAAGTCTTCTTGAGGAAGATGACTGATGCTTGTTGTTGGTGTTGACCCTGGCCTTTCTGGAGCCATTGCATGGGTAATGGATGGCAATATCTTAGATGCAGTAGATATGCCTGTAATGGATGGTAGGGTTGATGCTGCTGCTCTATCTGATTTAGTTATTAAGCACGGCACTCCAGATATTGTCATTGTTGAAAAAGTTGGATCAATGCCAGGTCAGGGTGTTGCATCAACTTTCAAGTTTGGTCAGTCTTATGGAACTTTACTCGGAGTTTTTGGTGCGTTGAAGTTGCCAATAATGCATGTTACTCCTAGAAAATGGAAGGCATCTATGGGACTTTCTTCTGACAAGGAGATGGCTAGAGCTAGGGCTATAGATACTTGGCCATCTTCATGCGATCTTTTTAAAAGAAAAAAGGATCATGGTAGGGCTGAAGCTTGTTTGATGGCTAAGTGGGGCCAAGAGAATGCTTGATGCTTTTGGTAATATTCTTGATCTTGGTTCTAAAGTTATTGCAATTGCGAATACTAATACATCTCAAACTTTTTATCTTGGTAAAATAGTTAATTTTACTGGAAAGTTTGCGACAGTTCAGGTTGAGAAAGTTTCACTTGTATACGGTGAAGAATATGTCCCAAAGTCAGGGGACGAAAAGCGTGTTTGCCCTTCTCACAGATTGGTAAAGATTTGAGACTTTTAATTGGATGCCCATATAGTGATAGGGGTTGGATTCTTGACAAGTGGATTGATCATGTAAATCTTGCCTGCTTTAATGCTGGAATCTCCGATTTTCAGTTTATTTTTGTTGCAGGAAATAAGAACAAGAAGGATCTAAACGATCTATCTTCTCTAGAAAACTCTATAGTAAGAGTTATTGATGAAGACCTAAGAGAAGATAAAAGAAGATGGAATGACTCTAGATATTCTCATATGACATATCTAAGAAACGAACTTCTTGCTGGTGTTCGTGAGTATGCTCCAGATCTTTTCTTGAGTCTAGATTCAGATATCCTCTTGGCTGAAACTGCAATCACATCTGCATTGTCTGCTTTAAGTGTGCATACCGATGCTTGTGCTGTTGGAATGAAGTGCTATATGTCAGAAACAACAAGGGTTCATCCAAGCATGGGGTATTGGTCAGATGGCGACATGGTAAGATTTTATAGAAGAGATACTGACGATATCGCAACTGTTGATATTATTATGGCTGCAAAATTGATGAAACCATTTGCTTATAATATTGACTATTCTTGGCACAAGAACGGTGAAGATCTTGGATGGTCCGCAAACGTTAAGGCCGCTGGTGGAAAACTCATTTGGGACGGAAAAGTTAGCAATAAGCATGTTATGAGTAAAAATATGATTACTGTGATTGATAAAAGGTGTGGATTTTGAAAGTAGAAATTTCTGTCATAAATTATAGAACTTATGATCTACTTCAGGCTTTCATTGATTCTTATGAGCAGTTTAAACCAAAAACAGAAAGCCATCTAACTATTATTGATGTAGATTCTGAAGATGGTTTTGATGACTTAAAAATTCCGTCAGATGCTTGGTCGGTTAGATCAGACTGGAATCTTGGATATGCTTTGGCTTGCAACTATGCTGGATTTAACTCTGATGCAGATGTTCTAGCCTTCTTTAATTCTGACACAAGATTTGTTGATAATGAATGTGTTGACTACTGTGTAGATTTTTTGGACTCAAATCCAGATGTTGGTATTGTTGGCCCATTGCAGTACGACTCAACTTTTAGAGCAACTCATGGTGGTATCTTTGGAACGCTAGAAAAGCCACAGCATAATGGTTGGAGATCACCAAGACTCCAAGAGCTACGCTTTGATCGTAAGGCTGTTACAGTTTCTGGGTCAGCATTTTTTATCAAAAGAGATCTTTGGTCTGAATTAACAAATTGTAGCATTTATGCATCAATGTTTCCAGATGTAATTGGGGCCTTTCTTCCAACGCAGCATTACTATGAGGAAACCGGTTGCGCCTATCACGCACAGGCTCATGGTAAAGAGGTTTGGTACCTTGGTAATGCTGAGATGATTCATGAATGGCATAAGTCGTCCCCTGTTGGCGGTGAAGTTGATTCAAGGATGGGTGAGGCAAAGAAGATTTTTGTTGAATTTTGTGAAGCCCATGGTATAGATCATGACTAAAATTTATGGACTCATGGTTATGAAGAATGAGTCGGATAGATATCTGAAAGAATGTCTTGAATGGTCTTCTTCTTTTCTTGATGAAATTTTTATTTTTGATGATAGATCTACTGATGATTCTGTGAATATTGCTTCTGACTTTGCAACCGTTGCGGTCAGACCTGATTCATCTCCATCCTTTCTTGAAAACGAAAGCATGTTTAGATCGCAGGCATGGACATACTTTGAAGATTTGCTGAGTCCTTCTGAAGAGGACTGGGTTCTCGCATTTGATGCAGACGAGTTTTTATACTCTGGTCTCCCGCTGCACGATTCACTTCTTAAGTGCACTGAACTGGGTAGTGATTCTGTGAAGATTCATTTTCTTGAGGTTTTTGGTGTCGATGGCGACTCGCTATCAGTAAGGGTAGATCCTTATTGGGATAGCATCTGTTCTCCTAGATTTTTTAGGTTCCAGGGAAACGCTTCTTGGCCGGCTGCTTCTATGGGCTGCGGTTCTGAGCCTCTTTATGCTAGGGGCAATCCAGCAAATCAGTATGATATTAAGATGTTGCATTTTGGGTATGCTAAAGAGTCTGATCGTTTAGAGAAATATAACAGATATATTTCTAGACCTGGTCATAGCATTTCACATATAAAATCCATACTTTCTGATGGCAAGTATGAAAAGTATCCGAATGTTGTTGGTTTAAATGTTGATTGATATTGTTGTTGGAACATTTGGTTCGAAAGACTGGGAGGACAAGAACTCAGATCTTTGTCATTCGATGTCAACTCTTGAAGGTCTTAATAATGTCATTTCTGTCCACTCAGATTCTTTAGCTAAGGCAAGGAATCGTGGAGCAAAAATGTCTAATGCTGACTTTATTGTTTTCTTAGATGCTGATGATTTTTTGCATGAAGATTATTTGATTGCAATGCATAACGCATTAGACGTTTCTCATGGTCCAATAATTTTTAAGCCAATGACTATGGGTTTCTACGAATCTGGAGAAGCTGATCCAGCTCCATCTGTTATTCCGAACAGAGACATTTTCACTTCTAATAGTTGTGTTATTGGATCGATGGTTTCTAGATATGACTTTATAAAAGTCGGTGGTTTCAAAGAGTATCCAATTTTAGAAGATTGGGAACTTTTTCTTAATCTTATATGTAATGCTAATTCAAATATTAAAGTAGTTGAAAAAGCTATTTATTGCATTGGTGTTCGTGAAGGTAGTAGAAATACAGATCATTCTTTACATTCAAAGGTATATTCACAGATAGTTTCAGAATATAAGCCTTTTTCAAGAACTATAAAAAACGTTTATTTGGATTAAAACATGATTTCTTTTATAATTCCATGGAATGACACAAAAGATAAATATCGACTGCAGTCTTTTAACCTAATCAAAGATTATGTTAAATCATCTAATGATTGCGAGTTAGTCGTTGGTTACGACTATGAGCAGTCCATGAACAGATCAAGAGCCCGCAACAACGCCTTCCTTCAGGCCAAAGGAGAGTTTCTTGTTATTCTTGATGCTGATACTTGGGTGAGCATGGACGCAATTCTCGATGCTATACAGCTTGTAAAAGATAAAAACACTTGGGTAATACCATACCAGAATTATTATAATTTAACAAAAGACTTTACTGAGAAAATATTTATATCAAAAGATTTGTCAATTTGTGAAGATGAAGACAATTTAGAGTTTGATTTTAAAATACTTTCTTGGGCTGGTGCGTTAGTATTAACTAGAGATATGTATAATGATGCTGGTTTTTATGATGAAAGATTTAGGGGTTGGGGCTGGGAAGACGTAGCCTTCAGATTAAAACTAGATAATACAATTGGTAAGCATTTGAGATGTGGATCGCACGTATGCCACTTATGGCATCCCAGAGGTGATTCAGATTTTAATACTGCAGATGAGATAAGAAATAGGAATCTTTTTAATAAAGATTATGCATTAAGATATGGTTGGTCTGATGAGAGAATTTAGTTTCAAAAATCTTGGTTTAGCTGGAAGACTTGGTAATCAGTTGTGGCAGATTGCTTGGACATTGGGAGAGGCTGATCGCAACGGTGGTAATGGTGTTGTTGTTCCAAGTTGGGAATATCGACCGTTCTTCTCAGTTCCAGATTCTCTTTTTGCAACTGCTTCAGATGATTCTATTGATGGTGGATTTGAGTATTACCAAGAACTACACTATTGGCAGCAGATTAATTCTTACATCTGGTCAATTTTCCAACCTTCGGATAGGGCACTCAATGATACGCTTGAATATGTTGGAGACAACGCTGAGTCAATGAAGTCTCACGGTTGTTCTATTCATCATCGTCTTGGAGATTATCTAAATCATCCAAACCATTTTCCAATTCCAACAATGCAATATTATTCATCTGCAATGCAGGATGCTCTTTCGTCCGATCCAGAAACAGTATTTTATGTTTTTTCTGATTCAATAAAGCAAGTAATATTTAATTATAAGACAGATGAGTTTACTTCGAATCTAGTTGATTCTGGTAAAGTTATTTTCTTTAAAGGAACTCCAAGACCAGTTGAGGTTGCGGATAGATTGGGCGAACCCTCTGACTATCTTGATCTATTCAGCATGGCTATGTGTAAGCAGCACATAATTGCTAACTCAACTTTTTCTTGGTGGGGAGCATTTCTTTCTGAAAGCAAAAAAGGTTTCTACCCATCCCGCTGGTTTGGCACAGATCCTGCAGTTAGGCATATCCCTTGGAGAAGGATGATTCCTTCAGATTGGACTGAAAAAAATGTTGATTGATTGGCAGGATTTGTCAAGATTCTTTGATACTCCAGTCACTGGCGTTCTCCATGTTGGAGGTCACCTTGCTGAAGAAGTAGATATTTACCAGCACAATAAGGTCAGTGATGTGGTTTGGGTTGAGGCAGATCCAAGAAGGGCTGACAAGATCAGAAAAATCGTACCAACTTCTCATACTGTTATTTGTGCTGTCGTCGGGGACGAGACTGGTAAAGAGGTTACATTCCACGAAGCCAATAATGGACAGTCAAGTTCTATTCTTGAATTGGGAACTCACGCTGAGGTTCACCCAGAAGTTGAATATGTTTCTTCTAGAACTGTAACTATGTATAAGATTGAAAACCTTGGAATCGAAAAAGAGTTCAACTTTCTGAACCTAGATATTCAGGGGGCAGAACTTCTTGCACTAAAGGGTATGGGTTCTTTGCTTGATAATGTTGATTACATTTACACAGAAGTTAATGAGAATGAACTCTATGAGGGTTGTTGTTTGATTTCTGATCTGGATGACTTCTTAAAAGATTTTGATCGTGTTCTTACAGAAATGACTCCGTTTGGATGGGGAGATGCTTTTTATGTTAGAACTTGATGAGAGAAGCGATCTTTATTATAGGCCAGAAACTTCAGATGAATTTGTTTTAAATGAAATCTTTTTGCATGATGTTTATGAAATTGAAACTATGAATGATGTTTCTATTGTTTTAGATATTGGTGCAAATATTGGTGCGTTCTCTTCGAGAATTGTTAGAAAGTTTCCTAACTGTTCTGTTACTTCTGTTGAGCCTGAGCCAGACAACTTTTCTGTCTTAGAAAAAAACTGTGGACATATTTCTAATATCAACTTGATAAATAAGGCAGTTTGGTCTGACTCTAATGGAGTGAGTATCGTTGCTGATTGCGGTGGAACTGCTGTGCAGTCAGGGGAAAACTCTATTGCTGTAGAGTCAATTTCTTTTGATGAACTTACGGAATCTTTTTCAGTTATCGATATTCTAAAGATTGATGTTGAAGGCGCTGAGGTAGATATTATTTTGAATGCTTCTCCAGAGTCTTTGATGAAAGTTGAAAGAATTACTGGAGAGTTTCATGGTCCAGATCCAAGATGGGGTGATTGGGTTAGATATCTTGGAGCCTTTTTTGAAGTTACAATTATTCCACATAAATATCCTAATCATATTTATGGCGGAATTTTTCATGGAAAAAAGAGAATTGACTAATGAAGTTTCAGATAGTTGTAGCAAGTTATAATTCTATGGATTGGCTTCCTAAGACGCTGGCTTCTATCGCTGATCAGTCATATACGAATTATAATGTATGTGTTGTTGATGATGCTTCTACTGATAGAAACCAGTGGCCTTTTATAAGGTCTTTTTGTGAAGAGCATGGCTGGTTAAGCATCCTTCATAAAAATAATAAAGGGGCTTTATATTCTCAAGTAGAAGCAATCTCAAAGCTAGAGCCCGAAGATGATGATGTTATTGTTTGGGTTGATGGTGACGATTGGCTTATAAATAGAAATGTTCTAAAAAGGCTGGAAGCGGTTTATAGTTCTGGTAATTACTTGATGACTTATGGAAATTATGTAACAGAGCCATATTCAAAAACCTGCCCTCAACCAGCTCCTTATCCAAGAGAAGTTGTTTTGGCGAACTCCTATAGAAAGTCTGCTTATAAACATGGGATTCTTTTTAATCATCTTAGAACAGTTAAGTATTTGCTTTTCAAAAATTTAGATGAGTCTGATTTTACTTGGCCAGATGGTTCTTGGTTTAAGTGTGCTGGTGATACTGCTGTAATGATTCCTTGTCTTGAACTTGCTGGTGGAAGATACAAATATATAGATATTCCTTTATATGTATATAACACAGTCAACCCTGTTTCAGATTGGAGAAAGCAATCTCCAGAGATTGATAGAACTCATTCTTACATTTTGAAAACTTTGAAAGCGAAAGATCCGCTATGAATAATCCAGAAGAATTTTATGATATAGTATTATCTGTCAAAGATGGTAGAGATGTTTTTGTTGAGACTGGGACTGCTGTTGGTGAGACAACTTTTTGGGCTTCTCAAAATTTTAAGCAGGTAATTTCTATTGAATTTATGGAAGATCTTTATCGTTCTTGTATTGAAAGATTTTGGAACACTAATAATATTAAATTAATTCATGGTGATTCTAGTGATTGGATTGATTTATTTGAGTTTCATATCCATGAGCCTGCTGTATGGTTTCTTGATGCACATAATGTGAATCGATCTGATGGTCTTATGCCTCCTTCCGAAACCCCTATAGTAAGAGAACTGATAACTATTTTTAAGTCTTATCAGTCACATATTGTCATCGTTGATGATTTAAGACTGTTTGGCTCAGAAGAGGGATATCCGTCTATGGCAGATATTCACAATTTGTCAAGATTATATAATTTTGATATTGAACTTAATCGTTCTATGGATCTTTTTATTGCGAGTAAATCATGAATAATGTAGTTGTTGCTGGTGCTGGTGGTTTCATCGGTGGTCATCTTGTTAAAAAACTTTTGGCAAAAGGTAATTCTGTTACCGCTGTAGATATTAAGCCACTTGAAGAGTGGTATCAGGTTCATCGTAACGCTAAGAATAGACCTGATTGCGATCTTAGAGATTTTGATAATTGTTGCGATAAGACGATTGGTGCAGATGTTGTCTATAATCTAGCAGCAGATATGGGTGGTATGGGTTTCATTGCAACTCATAGGGTTGACTGTATGCAGTCAGCTCTTGTGACCATCAATATGCTGAGAGCATCAGAACTGAACGAGGTTTCGCAGTTTTTCTATGCTTCATCTGCGTGTGTTTACAATGACAAGATTCAGCAAATTGAGCAAGTTTCTCTCAAAGAAACAGATGCTTGGCCAGCAGATCCAGAGCCTGGCTATGGGATGGAGAAGTTGTTTGGTGAAGAGATAGCTATGTTTTATAGGTTAGAGACTGGCCTAGAAACAGTTATTGCTAGATTCCATAATATCTTTGGTCCATATGGCACTTACAAGGGTGGGAGAGAAAAGGCTCCAGCAGCAATTTGTCGAAAGGTTGCAGTTGCTGCAATTACTGGTGATAAAATTATTGAAATTTGGGGAGATGGCAATCAGACCAGATCTTTCCTTTATGTTGATGAATGTCTTGATGGTATATCAAGAATGATGAGCCGCTCTTATCACGATCCTTTAAATCTTGGAAGCAGCGAACTTGTTTCAATTAATCAGCTTGTTTCGATTGTTGAGGAGATTGGTGGCGTCAATCTTCAGAGGGTCTACAATTTGGAAGCTCCTCAAGGTGTTCGAGGTAGAAATAGTGATAACACTTTGATTGAAGAGGTTTTAGGGTGGAAGCCGAGTGAGTCATTGAAGGCCGGCCTTGAGAAGACTTATTCATGGGTTTATGATCAGGTCATGAATGATATGATTTAGTGTCCCTAAATACTGGGACATTTAGTTCGTAAATGATAGGTATCATGACTGACGATTTCGATATTAGCCAGATAATTGATGATGATGACGAGGGTCTAGTTCTTGGCGTAGATGTTACTACTCCATCTGGGGCTACGATCAAAGTAATGAATCAGTCTGAAGCTGATTACTATGATCAAGTTCATAAGAGGTACTTGACTGATAACAAGTTTAAAAACGTTTCAGATATTTTGGAGCTTGACAGAATTCTTGTTATGGAACTTATGTGTTATCGTTGGGGTATATGGATTCTTGCAGAAGAAGACTATTATGGTCGTAAGATTAATCCAACTGAAGTTCAGAAGTCTATTGAGACATATTCAAGAGAGATCCGAGGAATTAAAAAGGATCTTGGTATCGATAAGTCAACTCGTGATAAGGATAAGGGCGATTCTATAGCTGAATATATTCAGATGCTTGGAATCAGGGCAAAAGAGTTTGGTATTTCAAGGAATGAGCAAGCTGCAAAAGCAATCGAATTGCTAATGGAAGCAAGAGCACTGATAACTCTTTATGAGAATTCTTCTGATTCTGAAAGAAAAGAGTTTGGTGCAAATCTGCAAAATCTAGTTGATTGGTTTAAGGGCAGATTTGAAGAGTTTGAAGAAATTGATAAGGCACTTAGAAAAAATCAAGCAACTTGGATTCGTGATCTATAATGTCAAAGAAAACTTCTTGGGACAAGAGATACGAAAAAATTAAGTCAATGTATCCAAGCATTGATGGCGTCGATTGGTCTGATGCAATAGAACATGACGATGTATTCATCAAGATGCTTGGCGATGTTCTGAAGTCTGAGCGAAAAGTTTCTACCCCTGGGAAGAGACCGAGTCTCACTAAGACAGATGGCTTAGAAAGACTTAATAAGATACTTGACAGGGACTACTCTTCAGCAGAGTTTGATAAGGCTTTTAAAGTTTTGGCTGGTGGAAGATCTGTTCGTTCTTTGAATGTGAAGACTGGTTTAAGCAAGTCTCATATACAGAGACTTTTAACTGGACAAGATTCTCCTTCTATAGAGGTAATTGAAAAAATTGCTGTTGCATTTAACAAGCATCCATCTTATTTTCTTGAGTATAGAATTTATATAGTTTTAAATGCTTTTAATTCACTTTTGATTAAGAATCCAGAGACTGCAACCTCTTGGTATAAAAAAATGATTGGTGGCTAGATGAGTGTTTATGAGAATCTCTCAGAAGAGGAATGCTACCTATTTTCTATACTTCAAGATGAGTCTGGCCTTGATCTAGCAGAATTTTCTTTTCTTGACGAAACGCAGGATGACAGCGTTTTTAGGGCTTGGCCTGTGCAGTGGTTCTGGTGGAGATGTAAAGATCAGAAGCAGATTGACAGAGGCAGTCGTTCAGTTGGCAAATCGTTGTCAATCAAGTTCAGGGCCTACGCTTTCCCATTTGTTTGCCCTGGTGAAGAAATGGTCATCACAGCGCCAGAGGGTATCCATCTTGATGCTGTTACCGACAACATTGAATCTCTATATACTAACAATAGGCTTGCAAGAGAGATGATTGCTAAGGGTCGTGGTGGCATTAAGCACAGACCTTTCATGATTAACTTTGTCAACGGAGGTCGAATTATTGGCCGTATTCCTCAGCGTGATGGTAAGGGTTTGAAGGGTACTCACCCTCTTTGGCTTGAACAGGACGAGGCTTCGGATTTCCCTGAACAGGCTTGGGCAGAAATTATTGAGACTGTAAAGATCCAGAATCCCCGTGCTCGTTGGCGTGCTCATGGGGTAACCCGTGGTGTTGGTGGTGGTTTCGATGAGCGTTGTCAGCCAGATAGTGGTTGGAAAGTTCATGCTTTACCGGCAATGTTTCGCCCAAACTGGACTACAGAAGAGCGTGAGCAAAAGATTCAAGAGTATGGTGGTCACGTAGATTCTGTTGATTATCGACGTAATATTCTTGGTTTGCCCGGTGACCAGAACTCACCAATCTTTGTACTTTACCGTCTTATGGCTGCTACTGATGTTGATGTTGGAAGCAATTATAACGAATTTGAATACACATCTTTAGAGATTGATGAGGCTGCTGTACGTGAGTATGGTTCAATTATTCCTCTTCTAGATCTTCCAGGAAATCATAGATCTTATAAGCGTTTTTGGATTGGCATGGACCTTGGTTGGACTATTGCTCCTAGTTCTATTGTAATCTTTGCTGAAGATAACAAAACTAGAAAAGGTAAGACTTGTCTTAAACTTCTTGCAAGAATTCTTCTAAAGAAGGTTGCTGCTCCAGATCAGGCTGCTGCGATTCTTCATCTTCTTGATCTCTATAGGCCAGTCGCTTTTGCAATGGACTCAACTGGAGCTGGTTTGCCTTTGTTTGATTATGTTCAGAAAGCAACTAGGGAAGATCCTAATCTTAAAAATCTAACATCAAGAATCAAGGGCTATAACTTTTCTGAAAAGATTATTGCAGAATTTGATGATTCAATTACTATTGATGAGAATTCTCCAGATGGTTATAAAGAGGCTGCAATTCATAGGAATGTTCTTGAGTGGAGTACCGATATTCTTAGGGGTATGGTAGATGAACAGACGCTTATACTTCCTTACGATAAGTCTATTATTGCTGAGTTTCAGGGGCAGACTTGGAGTTTTGCTAAGGCGGCTATGGACTCTTATGGTAGGAAAAGGATCTTTAGCAATGGAAACTTTCACACACTTGATGCGTGTCGTATGGCAGTTCTTGCGTTCCAGCAGCAAGTTATCGAAGACTTCATCAACAGCAACGACAGGCAGTGGGAGCCACCTCCAATGCTATTTCTCTAGCATCGCCTGTATTCAGTGCGGATCAGATTATCCAAAGCTTAGAGGATTAGAGGGTTCTATAAAGTTTTGGGTATGCGATGAATGCTTTTCTGACTGGTTCATTGTTGTAAATAGTTCTATAAAAAATACTTTCTATATAGAACTGGTATATCCGTTCGAATGTTTTATTTTGCGATCACCAACACTTGCTGATGCTGTAAAGTCTGCAATTGATTTCAACGGGTTGAATGACGTAAATGGAGGTAGAAAATGGAAAAAAACTCTTCAGAAGAGGTAGTTAAGGGTTGGCGAGAGGAACTTTTGGGTTATTTGAGGGAAATGGGTGAATTTGGAAACTTGGATGATCCTTCAAGAATTCTTAAGAAACTTTCTGGATTTTCAGCTAGAGCAACTTATATGAACAATCTGATAGGTTCATCTAAGAATCGTCTTTTAAATGATTTTAAGTTTGAGGAGATTGTTCCATTTCTGAAAGAGACTGATTTTCAGTTTAAAATTTGGTCAAGAGTAGCATCAATTAATACTTCCGAGTGGGAAATGAGTAAGGGGTAAAAATGCCTGAAGGTTCAGAAATTGAGTTTGATCCAGAGTTTGGTATTTCTTTTATTGCTGAAGATGGTGTATCTATGACACCTGAAATCAGGAGTGAAATTATGAGCCATCCTGAGGTTGCTGCTATTCGCCGTTGGGCTGTTAATTCTCAGGGCGCTTCTCGTAGAAGGACGATCTTTGATCGTGATAGGTATGTGAATCCTTCTAGCATTTTTGACAAGTTCCAGATTGCTCAGCAGGCAGTTGAAAGAGATGATGCTGTTTCTAACGTAGTTGAGACTACTGAGCAGTTAGCTTTCAAGCGCATTGCTATGGAATGTGATGACGAGAACGAGCAGAATATCTGGAATCAGATTGTTGATGAGATCGATCTTCCAGAACGTCTTCGTGAAGGATGGAGAGAGCTGTTCACTATTTCTCAGTGCTATCCCGCAGTTCTTTATACTAGAAAATCTTATAAGGTTAAGGGTAAGGGAAGGAAGAAGGAGTATAAAGATCTTCTTGTTCCTCAGGGTATTACCTATCTTGATCCTATGAAGGTTATTCCTGTTGGAAACTTCATGTTCAATCAGGAAAGATTGGTTTATCTTGCTGATAAGTCAGAGTCGCAGGAGTTTGATACTCTTGCTGGTTATAATACTTCTGATCTGATTGTAAATCAGTTGATTGAAAGAAAATATGAGCCTTGGAATTCAACTAATCCCGCTATTAGGGATGCTGGTAGAGATGAGCTTAGATATCTTATGGAGCTTACTGGCCAGACTGCGATAGAAAGCAGAATGTATCTACTAAGACCAGAGAATGTTTGGCGCATCACATCAACACGCCCCCATTATCAGCGTTTCGCTTCTGTGCGTATGGAGTCGGTGTTCGAGCTTCTTGATCTCAAGCAGCAGCTTCGCGAGATGGACCGTTCAGCAATCCTCGGAAGCACTAATGCTATTATCTTGATTAAGAAAGGCGACAAAGACCATCCTGCCCGACCGCAAGAGTTGGAGCAATTAAGTGCTCAGGTTCAGACAACTTCTCGTGTTCCAATTATTGTTGGTGACCATCGTCTGAATATTGAAATCATTACTCCAAAGACTGATAAAACTCTTGCTCCAGAGCGATACAATGGTATTGATTCACGTATTACTGCAAGAATGTATCAGATTCTATCAACTGGCAACTATGCTGCTGGTACTGCAACCGATGATTCAATGAAGCTTCTAAAGGTTATTGCTTCTTCAATGGAGGCTCGTCGTGACCATATTCGTGACTCGTTCATGCGAAACGTTTTCCGCCCAATGTGGATGAAGAACGATCAGCTTTTGACTGAGCCGAAGATGGCTTTCTATCCAAGAAGAATTGCTCTGGACTTTGATCCAAATATTGCTAATTACATGCAGCAGCTTCGTGATCGTGGCGATATTTCTCGTGAAACAATTCTTGCTGAACTTGACATTCTTGAACAAGATGAGGCAATTAAGCGCCAGCGTGAGGCAGAGACTATGGATGAGATTTTCTCACCAGTTAATGTTCCATTCTCTTCGCCAAATCCGGTTAACCCAGCAAACCCAGAAGGACGTAGTGTTGTCACTCCAAATGGTAGTGGTTCTACTGGTGGCACTAATCCAGAATCGTTTACAACCCCAGTTGTAAAGCCTAGTTGATTTGTAGTTTTAAAGGACGTTCAACAATTATGACGATTTTAACAGAGAACTCAAACTCATTTTATTTCACATCATCGGCTGAACTTATTAATCATGATCGTGATATGGCTTCCCATTGGGCTTCAAGTGTCATAAAGACAAACCCAATGTTTAGATATATTATTGGCAAGTATGTTGAGGCTGACAATGCTAATAGCAATGGTCAGTATTGGTCTCTTGAAGATCTTCGTGTTTCCAAGCCAAGCATTGACTATTCACCAATGAATATGGGTCATAGGCAGAACTATATCGTTGGTGCATATGTTGGTTCGGAAATGATCTATCCTAAAGATCAGGAGATGAATGCTTATATCGAAACAGCCTCAGTTTTCTGGAAGTATTACTTCCCAGAGGAGCTTGGAATGGTTGAGAAGGCTTATGATATGGGCGCTCTTCACCAGTCAATGGAGTGCGTTTCTGAGTCTGTAACTTGTGCTGGCCCAATGGGCTGTGGGCAAACTTTTGATTATGCCGGCCCAATGTCAGAAAATTATTGTGACCACATTAAGAGCCGTGCTTCTTATCGTCAGTTGAATAATCCGACTTTCTTAGCAGGTGGTTTAATTCTTCCACCTGATCGTCCAGGTTGGAAGAACGCTTCTATTGATGAGGTTGCGTCTGACGAGGAAAAACAGCGAGTTTATGATGAGGTTGCTAGTAGTGTTCCTCACCTAGATCCAGCTAAGTGGGAGTCTCTAATGTTTGAGATTCTTAGCCTAACTAATGCAAAAGAAGTTGCTTCAGATAACGACAATGCTCCTTCTGCACTTCATCTCGCAGAAAAAACCGTCCTTAATTTTAGGACAATTCTTTAATTTTAGTTTAATTTAATTACGCATAGTCGTTATTGTTTCAGGCGTGAAAGGTAAAGTTATGATTCTTAAAGATTTTCATGATCTACTCTTAAAAGAGAAGCCGGAAACCGCCGATCACATTGCAGAGGATTGTCCCTTCTGCAATGAGGATATTTCCATTAACAATAATGATTACTCCATTGGAGGGGGTGACATGAAGACTTATACCGAAGATGAGTTTACTGCTGCTGTAACCGAGGCTGTCGCCCCTCTTCAGGCTGCTGCCGAGACTAAGGTCGCTGAGCTGCAGTCAGAGATTGAGGAGCTTCGTACTTCTCAGGCTCGTACTGAATTGGATGGTCAGATTGCCGAGCTACAGGCAGACCTTGATAAGGCTGAAATCCGTGTTGCTGCTGCTGAGGCAAAGTATGATGAGCTTGTTGCTTATCTAGATGCTGAGGCTGCTGCTATTGAGCAGGCTGCACTGGTTCAGGCCCGTCGTGAGGCTCGCCGCGAGGCAGTAAAGACTGCGGCTCCGTTCGCAGATGATTACATTGATGCCAACCTTGATCGCTGGGTAGCGATGGAGGACGACGCATTTGAGGCAGTTATTGAGGATTGGAAGGCTGTTGCTTCCACCGCTCGCGCCGATGAGGACGAGAATGGTGAGGCTGAGGCTGACGTAATCCCCGAGACTGCAATGTCCAATGTCCGCAATGATGACCACACCACAACTGGTTCTGTTGCCGCTGATGTTTTCGGCGCTCGTAACCGTGGTGTTGACGTTCGTTACCTATAAATTTTTGAAAGGAGGGTTTAGCAATGTCTTACGGTCGTAATTTTTCTTTTAGAGTAACTCCTAAGGGCGGCAATCGCGCTGGCCGATACTACCTAGATGGCTCAACCGACCTTCCCATTGGTGCCCCTGTGGTACTTAGCGGTGAGGCCGATTCAGCTACTGGTCGTCTTGGTGTAGAGCTTGCCACTGGCGCTCAGGCCAAGCCCAAGCCAGGTACTGGCGGTGTTCTAGTTTATGAGCACATTCAGCACATTGGTCAGGACCCATATCTCTCAACCTACTCTGACTTCGACACGGTTCCCGCTGGTGAGCCCGTGCAGGTTGTAAATGGCGAGGACGTAAAGGTGGCATTCAAGAATACCACTGCTACTTCATTCCTCACCCGTCAGAATTACCCAACCGCTCGCGTGATGGTTGCTGGCCTTGGTGCCACTCCAACTGTCGCTGTTGGTGACTACCTCACCCCCGGCACTGGCAATGATTCTGCCGGTTACTGGGCTGAGACTGCCACTGCCGCTAATGGTTGGCTTGTTGTAACCGCCGTCAATGCTTCAACCGGTGAGGTTGAGGCCCGTATTAACTTCTGAAAGGAGGGTTAAAATGTCTAGCTTTAAGCTTTTCGGTAAGGAATCAAATCCAGAACTAGATGCCCTTCGTCAGAAGGTCGCCCAGTTGAACGCAGAGGCTCGTGAGAACTTTGATGATCCACAGTGGCGTCGTGAGCGTGCTCAGGAAATGACTGAGACCATTTATGAGGGTTTCGAGCATGAGAATCTTCTTAGCCTTATGGCTGAGGTTGAGAATCTCCCGTTCGATGGCCGTTCTTTCGTAAAGGAAGTTCGTGGTCTTAAGGCTTTCTGGGTCGCCCGTGGCGGTCACATTGAGGCTTCTACTCTAAACGCTGACGTAATGGAGATTACCCGTGACACGGTTGGTTTCCACGTAACAGAGTTTGAGGAGAAGATGGAGACCAACTTCGCTGAGACCTCCGCTACCCTTGTGGACCTTGCTGTTCGTCGTATGGATGCTGCTGTTAACCAGCGTGTCTTCTCACTCTTCCAGGCTGCAATCCCCTCATCTAGCCCCTACTATGTTTCGGGTACTAGCGTGAGCCTTGCTGCTCTTAACTCTGCTCTTACTGCAGTCCGTGATGCCTCACGTACCCGTGAGGTTGTGATTGTTGGTCGTCCTACGATGACTGAGCAGATCATGGATGAGCTTCTTGGTGCTTCCTACAATGGTTCTGGCTTCCTGCCTGCTACCAACGAGGAAATGGTTAGCCGTGGCCTTCTTGGCACATACCGTGGCGCCAGCATCATCTCTCTCACCAATTACCTTGATGAGAATGAGGAGCCCTTCATCCCCGGTAACGAGATGTACGTCATCTCAACTGACGCTTCTAAGTTCGCCTTCTGGGGTGGCATGAAGTCGAAGGAGTACATGGAGGATGATAACTGGTACTGGCACTACATCGGCAAGAAGGACTTTGGTGGTGTTGTTCACCGCCCAGATCGTGTCCGTCGATTCGTGGATACCAGCATCTCTGCTTGATCTTTCTGATCTAGTCGGATTTGGGGGAGGGGTAAAACCCTCCCCTTTTTCCTTTTTGTTTTTATTTTTAGTGTGACTTGGTTTATTATATTATGGATTTAGGAGGTTAGTTATGGACAAGGAAACTTGGTCGAATATTGGCAAGGGTGATGTTTTTATTCTCACCTATGATCACAAGGGCGCTTTGCGTTCTGTTCCGATTAGGGCTGGTCAGTCGTTGACTATTTCTGTTGAGGAGCGTCAGTTGAATCAGGATCGTGCTGCTTCTGCAGATATGGACATTTTTAGTAATGGTCGTCTTGCTCCTATGCGTCTTGTTGATAGTGCTGATGATTATGAGGAGATTGCTAGCAATCCTAATCATCTGACTGAGACTGATATGCTTGATATCCTTAAGACTAAGGGTAAGACGTTTTCTCAGAAACTTGATGACATTACTAATGTTATTGCTTTGGAGCGTATGCATGAGCTTGCAAGCGATGAGTCTCTGAATGTTTCTATGGCTCAGTTCAGGGCTTTGGAGAGCCGTCTTGCTGAGGTTCGTGGCGATGTTGCTGAGGTCTCTGAGGTTGAGGTTATCAAGCCATAGTACCTAAATTTTCATATAACGTTGACGTTTATCAAGTGTAGGTCAACAGGAGGTTCTCATGGCGTCAGTGGATTTAAGTGAACTCATTGGCGATCTTGAGGGTGCTGTGACTGTTCCTGGTGCGACTTCTCCGTTTATTACTGCGTCTGATACGGAGTGGTTAACCCGTCTTCGCAATGCTTTTTGGAGTGCCTATAACGATGGCATTATCTCTGGCTTTGTTTGTGACGAGGACGGGATTGTTTCACCGGCTTCTGGCGATGCTACTTTTGGTAGGGATCTTCAGCAGATCGTTATTATGTATGCTGCGATCAATATTTATCAGAATCAGATTATGCAGTTGAAGACTTTGTTCAGGGCTAGGGCTGGCGATGTTGAGTATGAAACTCAGCAGTCTGCTCAGGTTATTAAGTCTTTGCTTGATTCTCTTTTGGCTCAGAGGGCGACGATTCTTCAGCGTCTTTCTGATGGTGGATTTACTGATTCTTTCTATATTGATGCTGTTAGGAGCCGTGACGAATCCCTGCGTGGTAGTCTTATTGATTGGAACGGCTGATGGCTAAAGTTACCGATCCTAATTTTGGCGCTGGGTTTGATGCTGCTCTTTTCAGGTCTGCTATTACTTCTGCTATGGAGATGGGTCTTCCAGAGAATGTTTCTGATAGGGCTACTTTTCGCTGGAATACACACTATACTTATGATGTAGCAGATCCTGAAGGTAATCCTTACGACTTTACTGGAGAGCCTGCTACTACAGTTTCTAAACCTGATGTTCAGGTTCCTGTCTCCGTTCAGTTCTCTGGTTCTGATGGCAATGGCACTGCCATGGGTGAGTTTGATAACAATAGAGTTATATTGACTATTCTTGATATTCACTATGATCAGGTTAAGGATGCTGATGAAGTTTTGCTTGGTGGCAATACTTATGTAATTGATTATACTGCTCCACCAACTGGACTTTTTGAAGTTACTGTTTATAATATGTATCTAATGTCGGTGGATGAGTCATGAGTTATGTTGGTGGTATAAGAACTAGACTTGTTAGGGATAGTTTTCGTAAGATGATCGAAGATGGTCTTACTGAACTTGGTTGGTTTGGCGAGAATAGAAAACATCTCCCTGTTTCAGTCAAGTCAACTCCTTATGATCCTTCTGAGGAAATTAAACCAAATGTTGTTGCTGTTTCTATAGAGGATTCTTTTTCTACTGAACTTGAGATGGGTTCTATGTTGGAGCAGACACAGCATTTTGCTTATGTAGATATCTTTGCTCAGGATGATCCTATAGGTACTCAGCTTTCCGGTGATGTATATGACATAATTAGGGGCAAGTTTTCTGCTCTTAGAGATGCTGGTATTGCTGATGGTGGACTTAGGGTTTATGACCTAACTCAGTCAAGTCAGCCACAAATTTTTTATTGCGAGTTTGAAAATCCTGAAATTACTAGAAATAGGGATTGGGATCTAAGATACAATAAGTTTTGGTGGACCATTGCCGTTGAAATTATGGATAATTATATGGATGACGAGGTAGGATAATGGCTACTATTGAGAATAAAATTAACAGGTCGGGAACTTCGTCACCTCAGAGCTTTGCTCAGGTTTCTGTAACCCTGTCTTGGGACACTGATGTTTCCCCCATTGCTAGAGTTCCTTCTACAGATACCGTTATTTCTGGCGCTAGGACTACTTCAGCTAATGCTGATGGTGAGTGGTCTCTTAATGATGTCGTTGAGAACGATCTTATTCAGCCTTCTGGTTCTGTTTATAAGATTGTTGAGACTTTTACTGATGCTACTAAGCAGACGTATTATATTTCTGTAACTTCTAGTGCAACACCTACTTATTGGGTTGGAGATATTCTTACTGCTAAGCCTGCTTGGGAGTCGTAATTATGACTCCTATAAAGTATCCTCTTTCTTGCAAGAAGGGAACTACTTTTAGAAAAAAGTGGTATCTTTTTGACAAAGATAAAAAGCCTTTAGATCTTTCTACTTATACAGGAAGAATGCAAATCAAAGTTGATTTTGATTCTGACGCAATAATTGAATTAACTACTGAAAATAGTGGTATTGTTATTGCCGATAATTATATTGAACTATTTATTTCTGATTCTGATACTTCTTCTTTGTTCGATCCAGGTTCTTACAAGTATGATATTGAAATTATCTCTGGTTCGAATGGCGATGTTTCCTGCCCGTTCTTTGGATCTTTTAAAGTAACTGATGAAGTAACGAGGTAAAAATGGCATCCTTTCAAGAGGAAGATGAAACAATAATCATAGTTGATTCTGAGGATGCCACTTATATCGAAGTGATAGAAGAGGCAGTTCCTTCTATTGTTGTTGATGGCGTTCAGGGTCCACAGGGTGTTCAGGGTTCTACTGGTCCAAGTGGGCCTGCTGGTCCAACTGGTAGTGTGGGTGCTACTGGTTCTACTGGCCCCGCTGGTGCAACTGGTGCTGGCGCAACAGGTTCTACTGGTCCACAGGGGCCTACTGGCCCTATTGGTGATTCTGGCGCTACAGGCGCTTCTGGCGCCGTTGGCTCGCAAGGTTTTACTGGTGCAACTGGTTCGACTGGTTTGACTGGTGGTGTGGGCTCTACTGGCGCAACTGGTCCGCAGGGAATCCAAGGAAATGAAGGTTTGGTCGGTGCTTCTGGAGCAACGGGGCCACAGGGAATTCAGGGTGTTCAGGGTTTTACTGGCGCTGTTGGGGCTACGGGATCTGCTGGTTCGGCAGGCGCTACAGGTGCTACCGGTCCTACTGGTCCCGAAGGTCCTACTGGTCCAACAGGTGCGAATGCTCTTTGGAATTTTACTGGTGCCTATAACGTAGGGGCATCGTATGCGGTTGGTGATGTTGCTACTTATGGTGGACAAACTTGGTATCGTATAAATGCTAATGGTGGGAATACTGGCGATACTCCGGTAGAGGGAACATTTTGGACTCTTTTGTCTGCAAGTGGTGATATTGGCTTTACTGGACCGACTGGTGTTACGGGCGCTACAGGTCCGCAGGGGCTACCCGGCAGTGATGGTTGGACTGGTCCTGTGGGTGCAACGGGTTCTACTGGACCACAGGGCGCAACTGGTGCTGGCGCAACGGGTGCGACTGGTCCTGCGGGTGCTGGTGGCTCTTTAGGATATTGGGGTTCTTTTTGGTCTACGCAAGATCAAACCGCTGTTTCCGCAAACACGGAATATCCAATTACTTATAACAATTCTGATTTATCCAATAATGGCGTTTCTGTTGTAGATAATAGTAAAATTACTTTTTCTAATTCTGGTGTTTATAGCATTACTTTCTCTATTCAGTTTGCAAATTCTAATAATCAAATTAAAGATGTTAATGTTTGGTTAAAGAAAAATGGAACTAATATAAATGATAGTGATAGTAAGTGGAGTGTTAACGAAAATCATGGAAATATTGATGGGCATAATATTGGAACTGTAAATTTTGTTTTAAATTTAACCGCTAGTGACTATATTGAACTTTTTTGGAATACAACACATACTGACTTGTTTCTTGAGTATTCAGCAGCATCAGCTCCTTCTCCAGCTATTCCAAGCGTTATTTTAACTGCTACGCAAGTCATGTATACCCAACTTGGCCCTTCTGGACCCACTGGACCTGCTGGCGCTACTGGTCCTCAAGGGGCTACTGGTGCTGGTGCTACTGGCGCTACCGGGCCTGCTGGTCCAGCAGGAACCAATGGAACCAATGGCGCTGTAGGAGCCACAGGTGCGACTGGTCCCGCTGGTTCTACGGGAAGCACTGGCGCAACTGGTCCAGGCGTTAACGAACTTCCATTAGCTACTAATGACTATATGCTGTTATCTCATCAGCATGGAAATGGATATACTACACAGTCTACTGGATCAAGTGCTGCAAACTCTAATAATGCTGTTAGATATGTTCCATTCTATATTGGCAAACAGGTTGGTACTACAGCACTTTCTGTTTATTGCACTGCTTTAAATGCAGGAGCTTCAGCAGTTGTACGCATTGGTATTTATAATGATAATTCAGGTAGACCCGGAACTGTAAAAATAGATGCTGGTACAGCTTCTATAAATGCTACTGGTGTTTTAACTAAAACATTTGCAGAAGTAACTCTTTCACCCGGTTGGTATTGGGCAGCTATTTCTACTCAAAATATTGATACTGCTGGAGCTAATCCAACATTTGCTGCTTGCTCTGTTGCCGCACAAATTGCTGGAGAAACTACTCCTGCTGCAAGTAATAATATGTTTACATTTTTTACAAGTTCTTCAATTTCTGGAGCATTTGCTGATAATCCCACAGTTTCTTTAGGTCGTACTATTACAGGGAACGTATTTCATGTTTGGATGAGAGTGAGTACCCCATGATTTTAACTGAAATTACTACTTTAGATGGTGTTCTTATAGAACAAACTATAGAAAATTCTGATGGATCTGTAGTTGTTATTAATTATAGTAATGGTATTGAAATTTCTAGAGAAACTATTGTTAATCCATATCCACCATTAGATTCAACTGGTGCTTTAGCAACTCTTTTAGTTGTTCTTAATGTTATTCCGCTGCAAGATGCTGCTAATGTTATACATCAAGAGCCGCAGCATTTGATTGCTGAGGCAGAGGCATGGTCTTTGGGTGGACAATATGGATAATAATAGTTTGCTAGCTAAGCGTAGAGATAGGGTTATTGCTTCTTTTTTGTCATTTAAAGAAAGAGAGTGCGATGCTTTTCTTCCTCAAGATGTTTCTTCTAAACTAAGAAAAAAGTTTCTTGATGACATTAATGATCTTTGCGACATGGCTTTTGATTTGATTCAGCCAGATGAAGTTGTTTGGAATGAAGAATTTATGAATCGTTTGGACGATATATATAGTATATTGAATAAGGATTAATTATGGCTAAGTTGAGTGGCAACTTTATTTTTCAGCCAGGTCCAACAGCAAATACAAGTAAGAATGATCTTATTGCTGTAATGGCTAAGATCGAAGTTAAGGATGCTGTTAATCAGGCTGCAAGTGAGGCTAACACGCAGCTTGCTAAGTGGGTTAAAGCTAGTTTTTCTACTTCTTTAAGAAGTTCTGCTTTTAGAAACCAGCTTGCTGTAATGCATGAGGAACTTGGAGAGGTTGCTCGAAAAGAAATGCTTAGGGCTTATAAGGCTGGCAAGAAGCGTGGTAGAAAGCCTTATCGTCAAGCTGATACTGGCAAGTTGAAAAGATACTCTGCTGGTCAGATGGAGAAGGGTCTTAATAGCGATAGGCTTATTGTTACTTCTGCAAGGGGTATTGGTTTTAATTTTATTGAGCTTGATAAATATGCTAAACAGTGGGCTAGGCTAAACTTTGGCGCATCTCCTCGTGGTTCAAAAAAAGCTGAAACAGAGAAGGTTAAGATTTTTAGGAGAAATCTTGCTGACTCTCCAAATCTTAGTAGGTTTGGTGCACGATCTGGTTTCGTTGTTCCTTCTAGCCCTTTGATTGCTAAAAAGAAGGGTTCAAAACGCAAGGGTAGGGGCGCTGTTGGTGTTGGATCTGGTAAGCCATATGATAGAACACCATCTGCAAGGGCTATTGTTCAAACTCCAAGAGGTCCATATATTTATGTATATCCTTTTAAAACTAGGGGCCTTGGACAGAGATCTTTCAAGCCAAAGAAATCTAAGGGTATTCTTGGCTGGAGATTCTTGGATAAGGGTATTGCTAAGATGAATAAAGAATATGGTGTTAAGCTTACAGCTGTTCTTAACAAATATGTTGCAGATTCTCAGAAGAATTCTAAAAAAGCTGGGAATGGTACAAGAAAAACAACCGTAAAGCCTAAGCCTCCTGCAACTAGAGGTTCAACAAGAAGACGTTAATTTTAATTGTTTGAATAATTTCCGTTACAGTGTTAAGAATTCACAGGACTTTGTGCATCTTTTTTTATGCAGGAACCTTAGATAAGTTTCTAGGTTTGGATACAGTTAACTTTTAATTGGAGGTTTATCATGGCTATTAAGGCCGGTGCTATTTTAACTGATGTAAACGGATTTGTGGTTGACCGTATCCAGACTGGTGGACCCGGCAGCCTTAACATCCCCGAGGAGAAGATTTACGAGCTTGGTAACTGGCAGACAGTCGCTACCGTTCGTGATATTCCCGATCTTTCATTCGATCTTGAGTCGTTCGATGTTTTCAGCGAGTTTGAGGCTCTACTGCTTGGCAAGGCTGGCGCCGCTAATCCCGGTTCCGCTGCTGCTGGCAATCAGCTTTCTGGCGTTGTTGGTAGCAACGAGATCGATTTCCAGAATCACGTTCCAATCGACGTAATCTCACCATTCAAGTCACGCCGTAACCAGTATAATATTGTCAAGGGTGTAGCAATTCCTTACCTTACCCTTGAGAATGCAACCTACCGTTACGGTATTGGCCAGAATGCTACGCAGTCATTCACCCTTCGTGGCGATTCAATCTACTACACCCCAGGTCAGCCTTACTATCAGGAAGAGACCTACTCTGGTGTTGGCCCATACAGCTTCGACAATACCGCCATTCTTTACGAAGAGGGTACTGACGATCTTTATGCTCTTTGTATTGTTGCTGTTTCCGATACTGGCGATTACCGTCGTCTGTTCTTCGGTGATGACTACACCAATACTTCAAGCGCTGTAACCCTTACTGCTACTGGTTCAGCCCGTGTTGCTGCTCTTGACGGTTCAACCAAGACAATTCGTATCGTCTACAGCTCAACCACCACTGGCTCATACACCCAGTCTGGCAATAATCCTAACGGTAACGCTGTTCACCAGAATGCTTCAGTGAAGCCTGCTGCTGTACGCCCCAAGGATATTGATGTTTACATCGGTACCACTGGTGCTACTCCAGTATTCACCCGCTTCAACTCAGTTCAGTCTGCTGAGGTTTCATGGGCAGTAACTCTTGACAACGATCAGGAGTTCGGTAACGAGCACTATGTTGCTACTGACTATGATGTTCCTGAGGTTTCTGGTTCGATTGGTGTTCGTCCATTCGATCCTGCAGATATGTGGGACAAGCTTGCTCAGATCACTGGTGTTACTTCAACCAATGTTGTTGGTCCTAAGTCTGCTGTTCCTGTTCCTCTGGAGATTCGTATCAACCACCCAGATACCGGCAGCCGCGTAAAGACCATTTACGTACCAGATGCTCGTTTCCAGGTCCCCGGTTACTCCGGTCAGATCCAGCAGAAGCTTGAGACCACCCTGTCATTCACTTCAGATGCTGGTCTTATGTACGTTTACAACGGCGCTCGTACTGCCTGATAGTAAACACTTTCTTGGATTGGGGGGCGGTTTAAATACCGCCCTCTTTTCCGTTATGTTAACAGGTTTTTAGGTGCATCTATACTGGTGCAAATTCTTGGATTTAAGGAGTATCATGTCCGATAAGAAGACTGATAATGTCGTTGCCCCTAAGCGTCGTAGGCTTGGCGATCTCTATATGGTCGGCAAGGCTCTTGAGCTTAATGATGATAGTGATGGCGATCCGATTGAGGTATATCTTCAGAAGATTTCCCCAATTGAGCAGCGTGATGCAGCAGATTTTGGTACTAAGGCCAGAGCCGCAGTGCTTTCAATGAAGCATGCTCCAGAAGAGGAGAAAGTTCTTTACGAGGATCAGTTGGGTGATATGGGTCTTGATACTCGTGAAGAGTTTATTGATTTCCTTGCTTCTAGCCGTATTGACGAACTTCGTCTTTCTGCTGAGCAGCGCATTGCCGCAGATGATGAGTGGGCTAAGGACGATTATCTAAACTCTCTTCAGCAGGCTTGGAATGATGGTGTAAGAGATACTTGGATTACCACTGATGATGATGCTGAGGCTAATCGTATTTATGAGGAGCTTAAGCGTTATACTGATGAGGTAGATAAGGCTCTTGATGTTGATAAGCAAGATGTTTATTCAGAATTTGATCTTATTGAAACAGATGAACTTAAGACTAAGGTTATTAATAAGATTATTGAAATGGAAGCTGATTTCGCTTGGATGAACGAGTTTTCTTTCTATCAGGCTTTTTATGCCACTCGTCTTCCAGAGAATCATGATGAGCGCTATTTTGAGTCAATTGATGAGGTCAAGTGTCTTGATACTCGTATTTTGGCTGAGATTATTTCTGTTTATCGCGAGATGACTGTTGAGGGCGTTGAGGGAAAAGACTAGCAGCTGACCCTTATTTTTTAAGGATAGTTTCTTCTTCTAAATCTATTTCTGACGTTTCTTTATACCCTGAAGGTGTAAAGTCTGTTCAGGAAGTTCCTCACGATTTTCATGCTGCTCTTGATCATGCGATCAGAATTCTTGCTTGGCAGGAAAATCTTCCTAGCGATGAAATGCCTCCACGTTGGATGTGGAATCTTGATTGGGAATTGGAAGAGCATTTCCTCAAGGTTGATGCTGAACGTAGAAAGAAATATGGAGGCGATGACCAGTCTATCTCAGATGATAGTTCTGAGCCTATTTGGGATGAGAATATTTATGCGGCTAGATTTAAGGAGTAGTTAGTCGTTATTGATATAGTAGATTACTAGGGCTTTTAGGTGGCAGGATGGCTGATTTTAACTTTAATATCAAGCTTGGTGTGGATGATAGCGAGGTTATGAAAAGCATCAGAAGGCTTGATGCTGAGTCAAAGCGTGTCGCCTCTGGTTCTTCTAAGCAGGTTGCCTCTGCTCCACCTGTTCAGCAAAATTTAAGTAGAGTTAATACTGCTGACCGTAGCGCTGCTGCTACTGGTTCTGCCAGGATCGCTGCCGCTAATGCTCAGGTGCAGATGCAGCAGGCTAAAGCACTTGGTCTTGACACTCCCTCTTTGAGCAAGATTAGAGCTGCTTCTGTTGATTCTTTCAAGTCTTCTTTTAAGGGATTTGAGCTTCTTCCTAAGTCTCAGCAGACTGCTGTAGTTAGAAAATTTACTAAATCTTTTGATACTTTTTTTGCTGACTTTGATAGGCAGTTAAGCAAGATTAAACCGACTAGAATTGGTACTGCTGTTCGCGATCTTTATAATCGCGAAGTTCAGGCTGTAGTTGGTTCTAAGGCCGCGCAGGCTAAAACTGTTCCAGCCAAGACTCTTGTTCGTCAGGCTGAGGCTACGGCTGCACCTACTCCACGCGCCCCTTCTGCTGCTGAGCGTAGAGCTTCTGCTGCAAGAGATATTGCACCTTCTACTACAAGAAGAAAAACAAGGGCAAAGAGATCTACTGAAGATTTTGTCCCAGAAGATTTAGTTAGTGCAGAGGCTGAAATTGGTGGTGGTAAACAGTATACCGAGCCATATCGTGGTGTAACTAAGCAAAACGCTAGACTTGATAGATATGGTAGACCTGTTACTAGATCTACTGCCCGTGCTAAGGGTCTTTCTTTAGATGAGCGACTTCAGGCTCAAATTGAAAGAGGCAAGGTTAGAAGAAAGTTAGAGCCTACGTTTCAAAAGCTTTTAACTCCTAAATTCCTTTCTGAATTTGAAGATCCTAGAACTGCAAAAGTAGTTAATAGAGGTTTGAAAAAGACCTTGATGCAGTTCCCAACGTTGGCGCCTGAACAACTCCAAACATTTTCTAAGACTTCAAGAAAAGTTTTGGACTATAATGTCCAGCCTGGTAAGGCTTCGGGTTATGCTGGTCCAAAAAATATGGGTGTTGCCCTAAGAAAAGACCTTAATCCAACTGACGCTATGCAGGTAATGCTCCATGAGCTTGGTCATATCGGTGATTTTAGGGCGGGATCTGTTGATCCAAGTATTGGATCGCGTGTTAGAGGAAAGCTTGTAGAGCGTGGTGCAGGTATATTTGGAGATGGGATTACTGGTGGGAGAGAGGCTAAGTCTGTAATTGGTCTTTCAAGAAATGCTGAAGCTTTAAGAGTTGCTGCTAGCGGAACAAAATCTGGAACACTTTCTCTTGCTGATGTAAAGAAACTAAATCCAGGTCTTAGTGATATGAAGTCTCTGAAAGAATTTATTCAGAGACAAAATGCAGAAGCAATGAAGGTTACTGGTTTAAAGACAGGACCGTTCAGTTTAACACCTAAGGGTAGACTTAAGGCTCAAACTTTGCAGGAATATCTTGGAAGAGATAATCCTATTTATAAAGATGCTGCAAAACAAAGATCAAAGTTAGCTGCTGGAACTAGTCAGTATGGTACTAAAGATCTTTATGAGACAATTGCTGAATCAGTAGCGCTAAGAACAGGTATACCGCTTGGCAAGGGATCTCCAGCTACTATGGCTGGCGATGTAACTTCTGAAATATTAAAAGAGTTAAGCGGTTTAAGTGTTGATGAGTTAAACGAAGAGCTTGATAGCCTTGCGGCTGCTCTTCGTGAAACTGTTGCACAAATTACTGGTGCTGAAGGTCAGACACCTGCTGCTACTGGACCTAAAGCTACTGGTCCCACTGGTCCTGCTGCTACCGGAGCTAAAACTACTGGTGCTGCTGCTACTGGACCTAAAGCTACTGGTCCTGCCGCTACTGGTCCAAAAACTACTGGCCCTACCGGAGCTAAAACTACCGGCGCTAAAGCTACTGGTGCTAAAGCCACTGGTTCTACTGCAACAAATATTTCTAGTGCAGAAAAAAATCTTGTTAAAGCTTTAAATGATAAGTCTAAGGCTCTTGATAGGCAGACTCAGCTACTTAAAGGTATTTATGCAGAGTTTGCTAAAGCAGAACGTGGACTTGTTTCTTCATTAACTAGCAAGGGTAGTACAGCCAAAAAACTTTCTGGCGGAATTGGTGGTACTGGCGGGGGCGGTGGCGGTGGCCGTGGCGGTGCTGCTGGCAATGATCCATTTGGTGATGAAGAAAATGTAAGCGCATATGAGGCTGCAGCTCAAGCTGCTGCTCAAAGAGCTGCTGATATGCAAGATATTGGAGGGAACGTTCAGTCTGGAGATCCCAGTGATCTTGTTGAAAGTTCTGGTATTGCAGAGGCATATAGACAGTATGTTGATGCTCTTATTCAAGCTGCTGCTGGTTTTGAAAGAGAAAATCTTGGACTAGTTCAAGAGATTGCTGAAGCAAGAGCTCAGGCTGCTTTATATAATCAGAGACTTGCTAATCAGGTTGCTGCGCTGCAGAATGCTAATCCTTCATTTGTCGCTGGCGCCGCAGAGGGCCAAGTTCTTAAGACAGAAGGACAGGCTGCTACCGGTGCTGCTGCTCAGGCTCTTTATGGCCCTCGTCTTGCTGAGGCAGATGTTGTTGCTGCTCAGACTCGTGCTGCTAGAAGGCGTGCTGCTCTTGAGGCGGCAGCATTAAAGGGCGTTGACCCTTCGCGTGTTTCTACTAGGAAAGAACGTCTTACTGCCGCTAGGGGTGCTGTTGCTGGTGTTTTGGTTCCAGGTGATGAGGCTGCTATTGCTGCCGAACGTAAGCGACAGTTGGCTCAGGTTCAGAAGGGTGTTCAGGCTGCTGTAAAGCTTGATCCTAAGGATGCTTTAAATGCTCTTAAGAATATTAAAAAGCAGCTTGATGAGTTACAAACTGATATTAAAGATGATGTAACCATTACGATTAATGATGCTTCTGCTACTGCCGTCCTTCAGAATCTTAGTAAAGAAGCTGCTGTTCTTGAAAAGAAGATTGCTGATCTACAAAAGATTGGTAAAAATGCTCCACAGAATCTTTCTACTGCTTTAGATACTCCAAAAGATAATACTTCTAAAGATATTAAAGATTTGACTAAGAGAGCTAAACTTATTGGTTCTAATGTTAAAGATGCTGCTTCTCTTTCTATTAGCGATCCAACTATAAGTGGGCAGGCGCTGGGTCAGTCAGAAAAAAGTCTGAGATCTCTTAAGAAAGAGAGAGACAATCTTATTAAGGGTGCTGGTGGTTACAATAATTTAACCAAGCAGCAAAAAGTTGAATATGATGCCCTCAATCTTGCTATACAAAAAGTTACTAGAGCTCAAAAGCAGTTAAACTTTGAACTTAGTAATCCAAATGCTGTTAAAGCTTCTTCAAAGCTAAAGAATTATAGATCTCAGATTGTTGCTGAGCAGACTCTTCTTGGTAAGATTGGTAAGGAAAAAGATCCTGCACTTAGAGCTAAGCAAATTGCCGATCTTGAATCGCGTGTTAAGGCTATTAATGCAGAAGTTATTAAGATTGATACTTCTGTTGATCCACAGGCACAGGTAGAGCTTAGCCGTTTGCAGACTGAATTGCAGGTTCTTGAGAGTAGAAAGCTTACTCTTCTTTCTGGCGGCACTGGTGGCACTGGCGGTACTGGTGGCGGTGGCGGTGGCGGTGGGGTAGTCCCAGGTGGAATGGGTCGCCGCGGCGGCGGTCAGCGTGGAGATGTTGTTTCTAGGGTTCGTGGTCTTGGTGGCGCTGCCGGCTTCTTTGGCTCTGGTTTGCTTTCAACTGTTCGTTATGCCGTTCCTTCAATGCTTCTTTACGGTGCTCTTGGTGGAATCAAAGATTCAATCAAAGAAGCTGAGCAGCTTCAGTTCAACTTGGCAAAAATTGAAAGCCAGATCCAAGCAACCTTTGGTGAGGATGCCGCAGTAGTTACCCAGCAGTTCAAGAAGCAGATTATGGATATCTCGCTTGAGACTGGTCTTGCTGCAGATGAACTTGCTCTTCTTACAGTTCAGTTGATTGGAGCATTTAGTACCGTTGGACCTATTGAGGGTATGGGTGGTACTGATCTGGTAAATGCCCAGATTGAATCTGCTGCAAAGATTGCTCAGTCTACAGGTCTTCCTCTTGCAGAAATTACCGATGGTCTTACTGCTGCATCTATTGCTTTCGAAGCTTCGTTCAAAAAAATTGGTGACGTTGCTATTGCTCTTGAGCAAAAGTCTGGTGTACTTGCTAAGGAGACAATTTCTTTCATTGGCGATATTGCTCCTGTTGCTACAGAAGCAGGTTTCTCTCTTGAAGAGTTCGCAGCCCTTGCCGCTCTTGCTCAGCAGCGTTCTGGTCGTGGTGGCGCTGCTCTTGCTGAGCAGTTTGGTCGTATTATTCCTGCTATTTATCAGAGTCGTCAAGCTCTTTTGGATATTGCGATAACTAATGATAAACTTGGAACTCCAGAATTTATTACCGCTATTAATAAATCTGATACTAGAGGAATTCTTTTTGGAATTGGAGAGGCGTTTAATAGTCTAAACAAGGAATCTAAAGATTTCATTGTTAATCTTCTTGGTGGTCGTCGTGAGGCTGCTGCAATTCTTCCTGCCCTTTCCAACCCTCAGGCTTTGAAGGGTCTTACTGATGCTGCCGAAAATGGTGCTGGTAAACTTGAAGAGCGATTTAAGAAAGTTCAGGCTACTCTTACCAATACCTTCCAGCGTTTGAGAGAGCAGGTAAGAAAACTGTTCTTGACACTTCTTGAGTCTGGCTTGGAAGATCTTCTTAAGGAAGTTGCTGGTCTTCTTGGTATTATAGCTAAGGGATTTGGATTAATTTTTAAGGCTGTCTCGCCAGTTCTTGGTGCTTTTGATGGTTTACCTGTAAAGATTCTTGCTGCAGTTGCAGCATTCAAACTTCTTAAGGCAGCAACTAGATTTGGTCCTGGTGGTGGTATTGCTGGCGCTCTTGGTGGGTTAAGAGGCAATAATGGTTTGTTTGCAAATATGCGAGCAAATGCTTTGCAGCGTCAAGCTGTTATGGGCACAGTTAATGCTAGCCAGCGTGCCCAAATGGCTGCTTTATTCAATTTTATGAGTGGAACTTCTGGTGCTGGACAGTATGGCATTAACCCTAGAACTGGCACTATGACAGCACCAGGTATGCTTGGTGGTAATTTTGGTAGAACAGGAAGACAGGCATATATTGATGCCCGTGCTGCTGGTCAGGGGAGGCTATCTGCTTTAGGTGCTGGATTTAATCAGCGTAGTCAAAATGTTGAAAAGCTTAATAAGGCTGGATTGAAGACTCCTGCACAGAAAGCTTCTGCTGCTGTTGGCGGTTTTACAACACTAGCTTTAACTGGTGTTATGGTCGCTTATTCTCTTATCCAGTCTGGTGTTGATAAGCAGAATGCTAACCTTGATAAGATTAAGGCATTTGCTGAGGATGCGAATACTTCTATTGCAGATCTTGAAGCTAAGGCTCGAGATCTTAGAGAGGTTAATGCTGGTATAAGTATTGGTGCACGTTTATCTGGATTCTTTACTGGTGCAAGATATGAAAGTGAGGCAGAGTATGCTCAGGCTCTTGCTTTTGCTAAGTCTGCATTTGATGAAAATGAGCAGAGAATATTAGATATTTTAGCTAATCAGCAGTCTGCTGTAAACTTCTTCTTGGAAAGAATTTCTGGACTTAGTGGTGCTAATGCTCTTCCAAATGTAATTGCTGATGAAGGAATTACTGCTGGGGGAATTGATATCAATCCAGCTGGCAATGTCGGAGTAGGCCCAGCTCAGCAGAAGGCTGAAGAAAAATCAAAGCAAGCAGCAGATAAAGCCAGAATTAAAACTGGCACTAATAAGGGTAAATTTAACGTAGAGGCATATATTAGAAATGCTTATGCTGGTGAGGGTAGACTTGGTGATTCTAGGGCTTTCCAGTTTGACCAAGATTTGGCTGATGCTGGTGATGCGCTTAGAGCAGCCGCCTTAGAGAGACTCACAAAAATTTCTGAAGCTCTAGGTTTTAATCTAAATAATCTTGATGGAGATATTGCTTCTGCTCTTGGTTCAGCTAATCCAACTAAAGCATTGGAAGAAATAGTACAGGATAAGGATAGAAAATATACAGATGCAGAACAGAAACAGGCTAAAGAGGTTCTTGATAAAATTATTGAACTTGGGGAGAATGATCCTAGGGTAAAGGCATTACTTGAGGCTAATGGTCTTCTTGATGACGCTGCCGCTGCTTCTCTGAAGTCTCTTGAACAGCTACAAAAAGATCTTGATCTTGGTAGAATTTCTCCAGAATCATATCTTGCTGGTTTGAATGAGTTAAGAGCATCTATTCTTGCTAAGATTAATGATCCTAAAGTTACTGGTAATAAAAAACTTTTATATGAACAGCTATTCAATATTGATAAAACTATAAACGGTTTTGTTAATGAGCAAGCTCAGAAGGCTTTAACTGCAACTCTTGATATTATCAATCTTACTAGCGATCCAACAACAATAGCTGGTATTATGCAGAAGGCTGCAGCTATTCAAACTGCAATTAATTCTGGTTTAACTGGAGAAGATCTTCGCAAAGCTGCACTTGAGCTTGTTCAGACTCAAAAAGAGATGGCCATTGCCATGATTCAGAATGCAGCCACTGCCGAGGAGGCTGCAGAGATTGCTGGTAGGCCAATAAAAATTCCTATTGAAACTAGAGTTGCTGCTATTAAGGGTCAGCTTGGAACTTTGGTTGGTAACTGGTCTACATTTACTAAGGGTTGGGAAACTGCTTTTGGTGAAACTGCTGATGACTTTATAACATTTATAACAACTGCTTTAAGTAATGGATCACTATCAATTGATCAAGTTAAAGCAATGATGGAGAAGCGAAAGAAGGATCTCGAAACTCAACGCGCTCTATTCATGGAGATGACTGGAGCTAAAGCTAATGATCCAACAGTTCAGGCATATGATCAGGCTATTTCTGGCGCAAATGCCATTATTAATAGTATTAATACTACTGGAAAGCTTCCTGGCGATACTGGCAATGAGGTTAATGATAAGAAAGCACAGTTCTCCGCATACCAGCAAAGAGCTCAAGCTGCAACAAATCTAAACAAAGCCAAAGCAAACAAAGATTCTGTAGCTAAAGCGATGATGGATGCTCAGCAGGCAGAAAAAGATTACCAAAAAGCTGTTGCTGATGGTTTGGATGCCCAGACTCTTGATGAGTTAGATGCTAAACGTCGTGAAGCTAAGCAGGCTGTGATTGATGCTGCTAAGGCTGTTGCTGATGCTGTTCGTGGTATTGCTAAGGCTCAGGCTGCTGCAAACAAGGATTCTGTCGCTCAGGCTGTTCTTGATCTTGATCAAGCTAATAAGGATTATGCTGCTGCTGTTGCTGCAAACGACAAGGAGGGCGCTGCTAATGCTGTTGCTGCACAGATTGCAGCACGCGCTGCTCTTAGGGATAATATAAATAACAGAGCTAAAACGTTTGCTCAGCTTCTAAAGGCTCTTGGATCACAGGACAGTCTTGATCAGGCTCAGTATGATGTAAATATTGCCAGAATGAATATGGCAAATGCTGTTGGCCCAGAAGAGCGTATGCAGGCTTGGATGGAACTTATTGCAGCAGAGCGTGCTCAGCGTGAAGCGTTTAAGAGAAGAAGGGAGGCGATGTTTGATCTTGCTAAGGCTCAGACAGAAGATCCTGTTCAGGACGCTCAGTATGACCTTACCCTTGCACAGCAGTTGCTGGCTGAAGCAAAGACTAACGATGAAAGAATTGCTGCACAAAGACAGTTAATTGATGCTCAGAGAGCAATGACGAACGCAATGAATGACGTTCGTAATTCGCAGTTCAGCCTTCGTCAGGCAGAGTTGGCTGCTATTGGTGATGATATTGGTGCTGCTCAGGTTGCCGCGGCTGCTGCTAGAGAGCAGTTGGCTCAGGCAATTAATGCCGGTAAGGGTGCTGCAGAAATTAATAATCTAAGGGCTGGTGTTATTTCTGCTGAGAAGGCTGCTCGTGACGCTATCTTCCAGGGTAAGCTTGATGAATACAAGTATCTATTGGATACTGACCAGATCACTAAGACTGAGTATGCTAATTATCTTGAGGGTTTGAAGTCTACTCTTATCCCTGGCACTAAGCAGTTCAGAGATCTTGAGGTTACTATCAAGAATCTTAAAGACGACATTAGTGGCAATCTTCAGGCTAATCTTCCAACAAGCCTTATGCTTCCTACTCTCTATGAGGTTCGTAGGTTAAATCAGTCCGGCCAGTTTGGTAATGTCAGCGGTGGTGCAAATGGTCCATCTGTTGGCTATCAGGATAATCGTAATATCCAAGTTCAGGTTGTCGTTAACAATGGTATGAGTGAGGGTCAGGTTGTTGATTCTCTTGCTAAGGCCATGAATGTTGGCACATCAGGTTTGGAATCTAGAAGGTACTAGGAGTTAAGATGCCAAGAGTTGCGTGGGAATTTTATGATCCAGTAGGTAATGAGACTTATAATTGGGAAATTAATCCTAATGATGGCGGGTATCCAAGTAGATCTAAGAATATTTCTTATGAGGCTACGGCTGCCCCTAACGGCCAGACTCTTGCTTTTGAGGGCAGAGAGAGTCCTGCAAGTCTTTCTTTCTCTGGTACAATCTTAACTGAAAGCCAGTTTAATACTCTTAATGATTGGTATCTAAAAAGAAATCAGATTCGTTTGACTGATGATCTCGGTAGAGAGTTCTGGATTTATATTAAAAGTTTCAACCCAACGAGGGTAAGATCAATTAACTATCCTTGGCGTCATAATTACTCTATTGAAGCTATTGTCTTGGACTGGTAATTATGAGACTGAATCAGACAATACATAATATTGTTCGTTCAGGTGTAATGATTGGTGATACTAAGCCTTGTGGCAGAGTTACGATTGAGCCTGACTGGACGCTAAAAACCACAGACCCGGTTTATGATGGTTCTGTCCGTGGACCTTTTCGTTACTGGCAGGACTCTGCTAACGATCAGGTTGAGGTAGAGATTCCTAATATTAAATCAATTCAGATTGAGCGTTCGACTTCTCAGGATATTGCAACTTGCAATATTGCAATGTATAACCAGTGGCACTATTCTAATAGTGCTGCTACTGGTGTGATTGTTCCTGAACTCACTAATCAGCTTGGCCGACCTGGATATTTTTGGCCTAAGCGTGGTGAGTCTGCTGAGGCGCAGGCTTTATGGAATCAAGAGCCGGGACAGGGTGCCACTCTTAAAGATGGAACCTATGATCCAGATTTTGATTGGACAAATGTTATTGTTCCTAATGCTTTAATTAGAACATATCAAGGCTATGGCGGTAACGACGTTTCTGTTCAGCAAGCAATTGATGATGAGAATATCATGATAACGGGTGCTTGGTTGATTGATTCTATTTCGACTGGCACAGATGGAATGCTTACCATTCAATGCCGTGATGTTGGTAGACTCCTTCTTGAACAGATCACCTATCCCCCTCTAGTTCCTCAGAGTCTTTATCCTATTGAGTATAAGTCTCCCGGTGTTTCTGCTTTTGATTCTCCTTTTGGTCCAGATCCAAAGGGTTCTTTCAATGCTTCATTTGGTGAAGTGAGAGCAATTTATAAAGATTCTGCCACTGATGATATTTTTGGTTCCTACGATTATTCTATCTTTGGTCATAAAGGTAGTCATGCTTCAGATGGCAATAGGAATACATATGCACTTTCTCCAGCTAAAGCCCAGCCCACCGGAAACAATGGGTATGGATATTTTTGGTGGGAGTTTGATGTAGAGAAGACTGGTGGTAGCGGTCGTCGTATTCAAGGTATGAGTTTTACTCCTTGGGCTGGTGGATATACTGCATATATTTCTATTAAGTATAATGGCTCTTGGTTTGGTACAGAAACTGTTCCAGATTATGGCGGCTCTATTCCTTATGTTAAGAAGATTCAGATTCCCCTTATGCCACCTGATGGTAATGAGCGCGAAATTTCTGTTGACTTTGGTGTTGCAAATCCTGCTGAGAATGAAATATCTGTTCTGAGAGATTTTGGTTCTTATTGGTATAAAGCTGATCAGATTAGAATTACTTTTGGAGATCCACTTACCTATTCAGGTATGGCAGATGGTTCTGGAAATAATTACCGTTGTGGTATTAGAGATATTGTATTTAGGGCTGTTGGAAATAAGACTTCTGAATATTCTGTGCCATTCACGGAACTTCCTTGGACTTATGCTATGGAATCCCATCCTGTTCGTGGTTATTGGGTTTGTGAGTCCAATGGTTATGTTCATGGTTTTGGTGATGCTGCTGATTTTGATTCAACAGCTTTTGGTCCGGTAAATTTTGTATCCCCACCGTATGCTAGTGGTGTGAATGGTATTCATTATGTTCGCGGTCTTGGTGGAACATATTTGAAGCCAGGGGCAACTTCAATGGCTGCACATCCATCTGGTGAGGGATATTGGGTTCTTGATCCAAGTGGTAGGGTTTATGCTTTTGGTGAAGCAAATCATTATGGACATTATATTGTTCCTTGGCGTGGCGAGCAGTTTGCTCTCGTTGGCGTAGCTGCTATGAATATGGCTGTTACCTATACTGGTAATGGTTATTGGGTTGTTTATTCTGATGGAAGTGTTAGAGGTTTTGGTGATGCATCTCCATCGTTTGCACAGACGCCATATACTTCAGTTACAGCATCAATGATTAATAGTGGGAAGACTTATAAGTATCTATTTGGCAAACCTTATGGTACAGGTTTTGGTCAAAGTCCTGCTGGCTTTGATGTTGGACAGCAGCCATCTACTGCATATAATTGGGCTAGAAGGGGAACTGCTATAGCTGCTCATCCAAAAAAGATGGGATTTTGGGTTACAGATGGATCTGGTCAAGTTTGGGCATTTGGAAATGTGCAAAATTATGGCGGTTTAGTAAATAGAATCTATAATAAAAATAGTGCAGATTCTTTTAGTGTTGATTATGGCAACTGGTGTCATGGCATGACTTCTACTAAATCTGGTGATGGTTATTGGATTGCATTTGCTGATGGTCATATTGCTGCTTTTGGTGACGCTGTTAAGCAGGGAACATCATATGTTTACCAGAATAATCCCCAGATTGATCTTAAGATTCCAGAAGATAAAGTTAATGATTGGTCATTCTTTCGTTATTTGGTTTGGGATTTGGCTAGAGATCCAGATGGTAAGGGTTTCTGGGTTCTTGTTGCTAATGGTTCTGTTCTTAGTTATGATGCCAGATTCTGGGGCCAGCCTGGATGGTGGGGTAAAACTGGTTACCGTTGGAAGCAGGGTAATTTTAAAGAATATATTGATATTATTAAAGATATGCTTTGCTGGTCTGGCTTTACTTATTATGACTCAAATATTGAGACAATTAAATCTTGGGCTACGAAAACTTTAGCATCTGGAAGCTATGAGCAGGTAGATGACTATACTCTTATTATGCAAACAGATGGAAATCTAGTTTTAGGTACTGGAAATTTCATTACTGTCGGAGGTACCACTACTCTTCAAAATGTTGTTTGGGAATCCGAGACTGATGGAAACTCTGGTGCTTATGCTGTAATGCAGTCAGATGGTAATTTTGTTGTGTATTCAGCTGCAGGTTCTGCATTATTTAATACAAGGACATACACTAGATCTAACGCTAGGCTTGTTCTAAGATATGATGGTTTCTTTGGTGTTCAGACGGATACTGGTGCTGATCTTTGGGTTGGCTATCCCGGTTCTCCAGATGCAAATGATAGACCTTCTATCTTTGGTAATATAGAATCTACCGGTATTTTTACTGATAAAGATATTACTGGTGACAAGTTTGATAAGAGAACTATCATTGACTGTATAAATGAAATTAAGCAGGTTGTTGGATATAACTTCTTTATAGACCAACAGGGTGGGGCAAGGTTTGAAAGTCCTAACTGGTGGTCTGCTGGAAACTTCGATTCCTATGGTGATGGTCAAAAAATCTATGTTACATATGATGAAGAAGGTAACTATACCAGAGTAAGCTCTAGTACCCCCGGTGCTGAGCCGTTTATCCCAGAAATAAACGAGACCACAACATTAAAGCAGTATCAGGTGTCCATTGGTGGTGATTCTCTTAGGTCTGAGATTATTATTGGCTCGGACCAGCCAGATCCCAACAACCCACGAGCAACTTCGTATGTTCGTTTCGTTCCTGGATCTGCTAATGATGAGATTAGGCCGGGGGTTCCCGCTCTAAGGAATATCATTCGTCCAGCAATCTGGATCGATAATACCTTTACTGACAAAGAAGAGCAGAAATTGATGGCCGAACTCATCAATCTTCAGATTTGGTTTAGTCAGAGAGCTGGAAGCCTTACATGCGTTGCTAATCCTAATATAGAGATAAATGATCAGATTCGTATTATTGAAAGAAATACAAGTGAAACATATATCCATTATGTTAGAGGTGTTTCTTCTACTATGGATCTTGATACAGGCCAGTATGAAATGAGTCTTACAACCAATTGGCTTGGCGATGAAAATGATTGGGTTATTACTAGCGATAATGTTTATAATCCAATAAGTCATGTATCTATCTCTGAGCGAGTTGATAGATGGCAGCAGATTACAAATAGGGAATTGCAGTTCAGCGGTCTTGGTGTTGAGCCTATAACGCTAACTGGTGGATTTAATTAGGAGTTAAGGTGGCTATTAGACCAGAGTTCGCTGATGTTGGTTTCAATTATGTTGATTCTAGATCAATGGCGACGAATATTTTTCCACAGGCAGAGTTTATTTTCTCTGAGATGGGTTCTGCTACCCCTATTCTAACACAGTCAAATGGCTCAAAGTCTCTTGATCCTGTAGATATTTTTGACATCTCTATACTTAATCCAGCTTTAGATGCTTGTGGAGTTACTGACGGTAGATTTGGTTCTGCTAATGGTATGGGATTTGCAATCTTAGATATAAATATAACTTCTTCTGGTTTTTATCAAAGAGTTGAGATTGATCTAAGTTCAATTGATTTTTCTATAACACTAACTATTTCAGATTCACTTGGCATATCTGATGGTTATTACTGTTCTATAAATAAGTCTACAAAACTTTTGACCTTTGGTTCTATTTCTGCAGATGGTTCTGTTCTTACAGAAATTAAATCTATACTTGTAGATATTTCAACTGTAGCAGCTACTCAAGATCTAATTTTTCAGTTTGATGGTTCTGATAGATATAAAGTAACTTGGGGTAGTTATCAAATACTAGTTTCTGATTCTCAGAATCAAATTTTTTCTGATGATATTGGACATATCCCCGGAATAATTGTTACTGGAGAATGTGTATCTAATTATGATGTTGGTGCTGCTCAAGGATTCAATATTGTTGATAAAGGCGACTATCCAACTGTCAATGATGTTGATGTAATTATTCCAAGTGGCATAGATAGGGGAATGTCGTATGGAGTTCTCTCAGTTGATAGTAATATTTGGACTTCTGGATACTCTAGCACTGGTAACTATCTTTCGCAGAGTTTTTATTCTGCAACTTATGATTTTGTAAAAGCTAATGTTGGTACAGCAATAAATATTGAAGAATGCCCAGATGTTATATTGGAAAGAAATTTTCCCGGTTCTATTGCATATAATAACTTTGCCGTAAGAACTGGTTTCAGCTCTATAGTAAATAATGTTTCTAAAATTAATAGTATTGCCACTAAAAATGTTGGCATTCAAAATTTCTTAATTGAGTTAGATCCTGGGGCTACTCCTTCTGTTCCATATGTTATTTCTGATATACCAACATTAGGACAGGATGCTATTGATGAAGATGCTCTTCCTATTTTCATTATTTTTGTTAATGACTGGAGTGAGGGTTCTCCACAGGTTCATGATTCAGACTTTAGAGATATTATTGACAATATCGATTCTTTAACTGGTCCTGCTTGGGTATGTATTGCTCCAAATCCAAAAAGTTTTATTGATGGCTCTACATATACGATTCTTGGTTGGCTGGGTCTTCAGGAAAGGTTTAAATACAAACTTGATGAAGCAATTGCTGAAGCGACTCCTGTTGGTCTAAATATTGGATTTATTTGCACGCATTCCTTGAGTGATTTTGGTGGAAATGATCCAATTAATCTAATGATAGATGATGCAAATTATAATGCCAGATATTGGGATCTTGTATTCATATCTATTGATGTTTATGATAATGCAGAGTTTTATATTCCATATCTAGAGCCAGTAAGAGCATGGGCATTAGATAAATATATGGAACTTGGTATTTCTATTAGCATTAATTGCTCTGCTGCAACACCACCTCTATCCTCTGATATTGTTGATTGGCTTAATTCTTTTTATAACTATTGTATCAATTCTGAAATAGATGGATATGGATCAAAAGTCATTGCTTTTAGCTATTCTGAAAAAAGTGAAGAAACTGTGATACCAGATCCAAGCGATGAACTTACAGAGTTTGCTTCTTTGGTTTCTAACTCTAATAGTATTCTTGATTCTGGTGGTAATCAGATTAGAACAGCTAATCTGATTCCAGATTTTTCTAGGCTTGATAATTTTGCTTTAGCAGCAGGCGTTGCTGCAGTTTTTGGATCTGCTTCTAAAGTTTTTATTTGGAATGATCTTCTGGGATTCCAGTCTTCTCCTTCTCATAATATAAATACTTATATTACTATGTTTAATGCTTTAGCAGATCAAATCCATAACTTTCCTGGCATACAAGTTTATGGTCCAAATATAAAATTGATGGCTAGATATTCTGGTTCTGATGCTTTTTATAATGGTGTAAGAATGGACTCCAGAGATATTGAAGCATTGGAAACATTTATCAATGGGATTGAGGCTGCTACACCAACAGTTTTTGCTGACGCTATTGCTATTCAAGGTAATTTTACTGCAGCAGAGTGGCCAGATGTTATTGACTATGTAAAAACTTTAACTACACTACCTTTAGCAATTACTAAAATACATAATTCTGAAACAGATAAAATTAATGCAATTTTAGATACACTAGGTTCATCTGATATTGTAGTTGTAGACGGTGATCTTTTTCTAAATCTAGATATCTTCGAGTTCACTGGAGCAACTTGGAGTTATACAGCGACACTAGTGGTGCCTGATCAGGCTATTAATTCAAAGATCAGGTTTACTTATTCAGAAGATATTCTTTATAATGGTGCCGTTAGTATAACCAAGAATGATGCAACACCATATTCAAATACTTTTGATCTTCCACTTTCTGGCGATACCAAAAATTTGGGTAACTTAAATGAGGGAACTTACACTATCAACATTTATGGTGATACTCTGCAGTCTGGTTCTGCAACTTTAAGAGTATGGTTTGATTCTGATAACTTTGATGAAAAAACTATTTCAGATACTAAATACGTGGAGGATTGATTATGGATTGGCGTGATGAAGCACAAGTTTTTAAAAGACCTTTTCCTAGCCCTGCTCAAGCAGTTGAAAAATTTAGAAACTCAATGATAGCAAAAGACATGACTGCTGCTATGTCTTCGGCAGCGGCTGGTCCCACTACTCTTACTGGGGAGTTTCTTATCAAGAACTCTGGGGAGAAGCGTGTGCCAATTGATTTCCCTATCGCTTTCTCTGAAAAGCCTTTGATTACTTTTGGCGCAGAAGTTCAAGAGGGCGATGTTATTGTTGATGGTTTTTTCCCAACGGTTTCTGTAATTGTAAGCAGATGGATAACTGTTGAGAATCCTCCATTTTCTAGAATTTACAGAGGCTGCGAACTTGCTGTTGTCGTCACTGGTGCCCCAACTCAAAAGGTTATTGTCCAGTGGCAGTTGACTGGTGTAGCCTTTGGTAATCCAATTTAGGAATAATCATGGCTAATGAAAGAAATCGCATAATTAAAACACAGACAACAGATGTTTTTACAGCAGGTCTAAGAGCTTCATATATTAATATTCCTCCATTTTATTTAGATGGCGAGGTTGAAGTTTCTACCTCTGGACCTTGGTCGCCGTCAGCTAATATTTTGCTTACTGACTGGTATGTCCAAGCTGGAAGCGTTGGTACAGCAACTACAACATTTGATTTGATTATAGGTGACAACACTTTTGGTAGCACTGAAACTGCTAGAACTATTTCTCTTGTTGCTACAAGTTTAAAAAATTCTGCTGATATAACTTCTGGTTATGTTGATCATATCGTTGTTAGTCCAACTAACTGGATTAAGATTAGATGTAGTGCTGCTGGTGGACATAGTAATGTAACTGTTCAACTTTATGGAAGATCGGTGTAATGGCTGGAATAGTCTGGAATCCTGCAGATCAACAGACAAATGGTTTTGTTGGTGTTCCAGAATATATTTTATCTCCAACAAGAGCTCAAATAGATTTTGAGGATAGCTATAATTGTGGTGGCACAAATGCAAATACACAGTCTTTTACTGCTAGGGGCTCTGTTAGGGCAGGGTATATTGATGTTACTTATAGGGGTAGGGTTGAGAGACAAAATTCGGAATTTGAACGTATAGAATTAACTTTAGAGTGTGATTTGCAGCCTGAGTTTCAGAATGAGACATTGATATTTAGAACTGGGTCTTATAACGATGGAGCTGGTTGTGCTATGTCTCACACACCAAAACTTGATTATATATATCCAAATACGGATTTTGTTCAAATAATAAGCTCAACTGATCCAGGTCATACTACCGATATACCTGGTGGAAAAACTATAAGAATAAAAAAACTTAAAGGCAACTCTTTGCTAAGAGTTAATATGTATACTGGTGATGGACTGTATCACACAAATGCTTATCTTAGACTTGATTTTGTTTTTGGAAAAGAAAATCTTTGGAGCGTAGGTAGGGTTCTTGTTTGATGAGATTTCATGTAGTTTCTCTTCCACATACACAAACAACTAAAGACTTTGTTCATTGTGCTTACACAACTAAGGTTGTGCGTTTTTGTAATATGATGACAAGTCTTGGTCATGAAGTTTTTCTGTATTCAAGTGAAGATAATGATGCTGAGGTAACTGAGCATGTAAGCATTATCTCAAAGAAAATGCAGAACTATTATTTTAGGGATGATCATACTAAAACTTTTTTTCCTATTGAATGGGATTCTAAACTAGCTTATTGGCAAATAATGAATATTGGTTCGGTTGAGGAGATTGGTAAACGCATCCAGCCTAACGATTTCATTTGTTTAATTGGTGGAGTTTGCCAGAAGCCAATTGCTGACGCTTTCCCAAACCATACCTCTGTTGAGTACGGTATTGGATATGAAGGCATCTTTTCTAATTTTTGTATTTTTGAATCTTATGCTTGGATGCATTATGTTTATGGAAAGTGCGGAATAGAGGATGGGCGTTATTTTGATTTTGTGATACCTAATTATTATAATTTTACCGACTTTCCTTTATATGAAAAGAAAAAAGATTATCTTCTTTATATAGGTAGGCTAACTCAGCGCAAGGGTCTTAATGTAGTTAATGATCTTTGTAAGAAGACCGGCAAGAAACTTCTCGTCGTCGGGCAGGGTGGAGAGGTCCGAGATGGCGTTCTTTATGGCGACCATCTGCAGTTGGACTGCGATTTCGAATATCTCGGTGTGGTAACAGACCCAGAGCAGAAGGCTAAGTTGTTCGGAGAAGCTTCGGCTGTTCTAGTAAATACTCAGTATGTTGGTCCATTTGAAGGTGTTCATATTGAGGCTGCGTTTACAGGTACTCCAGTGATAACAACTGATTGGGGTGTTTTCCCCGAAACAGTTATTCATGGTGTAACTGGTTATAGGGCTAGAACTTTGGGCGAAGCTGTTTGGGCTGTAGAAAATCTTGATAAGCTAGACCCCAAAACTATTAGAGAATATGCTGTGAATAATTTTTCTACAGATAGGGTTAGATGGCTTTATCAAGCATACTTTGAGCAGCTAGAAACATTGCGTGAAGATGGCTGGTATTCCGACTGGAACAATGGTGTCAATAAATATTCAAGGTACTCAAGATATATCCCAGCATCCGATAGTTCAGCGTTATGAACTATCTTTAACTGTTGATAATATTAATGAGCATGGCCTAATTCTTGAAGATTTGGCGGGTAAGTCTATTGGGGTTTGTGCCGGCGAGCTTCGTGGCAATCTGATCCACAGCACAGCGCCATACGCTGACATTACGGTCATTATGACGAAGGGCTTGATTCTCGGCTGGATTCAGTCAGACAAGATGACTGATGCAGGCGATAGATCGCTCATTTCTGCACAGGCTCTAAATCCTATGCCAGATTCTTTCTTGTTTACACAACCTTGCCCACATCTATCTGTATATGGTGGCTATCTAGATCTAGACGAAAAGAATTGGAGGTGTTTTGGTTGTGACAAAATTATTCCTTTCGTTGGGTGAATCATCTGGACTAACTATTGGGGAAGTCGTTAAGCAGATAAGGATTCGTAGCGGCCTTTCCTCCAGGGCTGCTTCCGAACTTTGTGGTCTATCTCCCGCTTATCTTTCTAAGGTTGAGACAAACTCTACAATTCCATCATCTAAAGCACTGATTAAAATTTTGAGCGCACTTGGCTGCTCTGCCGAGGAAATGCTCTACGTATTCGGAATATTATATAGGGAAGATCCTGATGAAGTTTAGTCCAAGCATGATTAAATGCTTCATGCGTTGCCCTTTGCAAGCAAAGTTTAATTATATAGATGGTGTTGAGCAGCAGCAGTCCTCTGCCGCATCTTTCGGTACTGCAGTTCATTTAGCACTTGAGCTATATAACAACACTCAAGATGTTAAGGCGGCAGAGAGATGTTTCCTTTTTGCTTGGGATAATCCAGCAGAGTTCGGTATAGAGCCCGAAATGTGGAATCGCAATACTTCGTATGGACAATATAGGGAGCGTGGCATTGAGTTCATTCGTATGTACCATGAAGAAAATAAGTGGGTCGATAAAGAAATTATTGCTACTGAGCATCGCTTTTGCGTCCCGTTCAGAAATCATTATATTTCTGGCATTGTTGATATTCTGGAAACTCCAGTTGGGTCGAATGTTTTAAAGATTACCGATCTTAAAACTGGATACAGGCCAAGTGCCTACAATCTTAGTTTTGACGTTCAGTTCACATCTTATATGTATGCGGCCACTCAGCCAGAGTTTTGGATGGGTTGGGAGCCAGAGATAGAGAAATATTCTGGTTTTCCTAATGGTGAAGAACTTTACGAAAAGTTTAAAAACTATGAAGTTGTTGGAGTTTGGTACGATCTAAGAAAAGCAAAAGAATATGAGGTCGGCAAAAGAACTGAGTCCGATCTAAATCAACTTCATCGTTGTTTGGATGAAATTGAGAAAGCCGTGGATAATCAGATCTTTGTTCCAAATATTTCTGGGGAATCTTGCGGAATGTGTTCGTACACCGAGATTTGTCCTGTATATTCTGGCCGTCCCGTCGAAGAAGAAGTATCGGAGAAAGATTTATGACGGAATTTTCCGTAAATATTTCTGGGAAAGATGAGTTCCCTAATTATGCGAGAGTTCTCCTCGTAGGCCAGCCGGGTGTTGGTAAGACATTTGCTGCCAGCAGTTTCCCTAATCCTATCTGGGTAAACGCTGCTTGTGGTCTACCAACACTTGCAAGCATTGGAAATATTCCATATGTAAACTATGGGACAGAGAATGATCTTTTTACTCTAAAAGAATTCCTTGATTCGGATAGGGTTGAGTCTGTTCTTGGTCGAAAGGTTGAGACACTGGTCATTGACAGCGTTGATGAACTTCAGCGTTTGCTTCTTGTTGAGCGTCTGAAGAACGAGCGCCGTACCGAAACAAAGCTTGATGACTGGGGATGGTTAAATTCACGTTTGCACGCCATCCTGGCTGGCCTGGGTCAGTTGGATCTCAACATTGTGCTCATTTCACACACCAAAGAGGTCAACGTCGGTGAAGATGTGATCATCAAGCCAGCAATTGCTGGTCAGTTCTGTGAGCATATTCACGAGTATGTTGATATGTCTTTGATGATGCACGCTAGAAGCGTTAGCGATCAGTCGGTAGATGATATTGAAATTCTTGGCATGAAGACCACAGCAACTCTTGCTGCTCATACAGATATTTCTGTAGATCGTTGGATTGTTACCGGTCCTCAGGTAGAGGCTGAGTGGGTCAATGATAAGACTGGCAATCTTCCAAATGTCATTGATCTTTCAGAGTCAAATTTCTTTGATGTGATTAAGTCGGCTTTATCGGCTGATAATCTTCAAGAGTCTTCATCTATTACTGTTCCTCCTGTGGAAGAGGTTGTAGAGCCTGAGCAAAAGCCTGAGCCTGAGCAGCCTGTCACACAAGAGGAAGAGGTTGATGAGGGTGTTGAGAATTGTTCCGAGTGTTCTGTAGAAATTACTCAGAAGACTTGGAGTGATCTTTCTAAAATGAGATTCGGCGTTCCCATGTGCGGGGATTGCTTTAAGAAAAAGGGATAACATTGGCTAAGTTACAGATGAATCAGAGTGGTGGCGATACTTCTAATGATCGTGGGGGTTTCCCAGATCAGCCACAGAAGAAGCGTACCTTTGATCCTATTCCAGAGGGCAAGGTTGTTAATGTTGAGGTTCTTGCTGTAGAGCTTCGCGAGATTAACCCCGAGTTCCGTGCAAAGTACAAGATCAAGGATACTCAGGAAGTGTCTTTCCGTTTCAAGGTTATTGACGGTGACTTTAAGAACCGTAACCTTTGGGGTAACGCTAAGCCGATCTGGAATGATTCAGACAATTGCCGTCTTCGTCTTTGGACACAGGAGATTTTCGGTGTTGACCGTATGCCAGAGGGCTACGAGTTTGATACCGATGATCTGACTGGCATGAAGGCCCGTGTAGTTGTTCGTAATTACACAAAGCGTGATGGCACCGTTGGTGATGGTGTTCAGGATGTTCTTCGTGCCCTTCCTGATCCATACGCAAACGAAGAGCCATTTTGATCTGGGTATACCAGTAAATAAACATAGGAGAAATAATGACAGTTAAGTCCATGAATCGTCGTGAGCTTGTTCTTAAGGCGCTTCGTAGCGCCCGTCGTGGCAAGCTTATGGTTAATGGCACCAAGGTAAAGACTACTGCTGGTTGGGTAGATGGCGAGATGCTTACCCACGAGGAGATTGGTAGTGTTCAGGGTCTACGTCGCCTTCGTGAGCTTCGTACTTCTGGTCTTGCTATTGAGAAGCGTTTCAACGCTGAGACTGGCACCTACCAGTACCGCCTTGGCAAGTGATTGATCTGAGGGTCGTAGGCCCGGTAATGGCTGTGCGATTTTGGGTCTGAACGTGAACACAAGCGTTCCAAGCATAGCAACCCTCACTCAATATTATGTTTGATTTAATTGGTTGGACTGGCGCATTTCTTATTTTGTTTGCCTATTTTCAGGCTGCAAGAAATGTTTGGCCTTCTAACAGTAGAAAAGCTTCCATTATAAATGGTTTAGCTGGAACAATGCTTGGTATTAGCGCATTAGTTGATGGTGCTTGGCCAAACTTTGGTTTAGAAATCGCATTCGTCTTTATAGCTATAACAACCTTTATCAAGGCAAAATAGCGTCGAAAGAGAAAAAATGGATTTAGTAGCATATCTAGAGTCTAAGGATATGCAACTCAAGCAGGGCGGGAATGGGAATATTTATACCCATTGTATCTTCTGCAATGAGTCACAGGAAAAGAGGGGCAGGCTCTATATTCAGGTAGATCCTGATTCTGAGTCTTACGGGGCATGGTTCTGTCATCTTTGCCAGTCAAAGGGTGGGATTAACGCTATTCGTGAACACTTTGGCGATGATCCTATAGGCGAGGATTCTTATACTCTTCGTAGTATTATGTCTGCTGCTGCCGACTATTACTCATCTAGGCTTTATGACAATATTGATGCCTATCAGTATGTGACTCAGAAGCGTGGTCTTTCTGATGATCTTGTCAAGTCTTCTAAGCTTGGTTGGGCCGACGGCGGTCTTCTTACTCATCTGGTCGCTTCTGGTTATGAGATTGACGATATCAAGCAGACTGGTCTTATCAACCAGTTTGGATCAGATTTCCTACAGGGCAAAATTACCATTCCATATATGGAGTATGGTGATGTTGTTACAATTCGTGGCAAGGAAATTGGTGGTAAGTATCTAGGTCTTCCCGGTTCTCAGGCGAGAATGTATGGGGTTGATGTGATCCGTGGTGAGCAGACTGTTTTGTTGTCTGCTGGTGAGTTCGATGCTTTAGTTCTTCGTCAACTTGGTTATTCGGCTGTAGGAATTCCTGGCGAGAACATCTGGAAGCCTGAGTGGACCGGAGAACTAGAGGATGCTAAAAGAATCTTCATTTTGTTCGACAATGATGCGGCCGGCAAGGCTGGTGCAGAAAAGTTAGCCACTCGTCTTGGACCACGTTCCCGTGTTGTTCAGATGCCAGAGGCTCGTCCCGGCCAGAAAAAGATTGATGTATCTGAATGGTACGTTACTCATGGTAAGCAGCGTGAAGATTTTGACTTCCTGCTTTCCAAAGCTCATGGTGGTCTACTTGTTTCTGTATCACAGGCTTTTGACAAGTGGACAGAGATTGAGGGTAATCCAGATCTAGTGGGTTTACGTTTCAATGTTGGTGCTATTGATAACGAAATGCAGCACGGACTTTTACCAGGTCAGGTTGTTGTAGTTATCGCTAAATCAAATTCTGGCAAGACTTTGGCTACCCTCAATATTTTCCATAGAATGGCTCTAATTAGGCCAGATATAAAGATTCTTTATATTTCACTTGAGCAGACTCGTAATGAGTGGTTTGAAAGAGCTCATAGAATTCATAACTTTTATGAGCCCGGAGTAACTACTTTAGATACTGTCAAGTTCTGGAACAATAAGATTATGATGGTTGATAAAAACCGTCTATCAGAAGCAGAGCTAGAAGTATGTATTGATCAGTACGAGTATGAAACTGGTTCTAGTCCAGATATTGTTGCTGTTGACTATCTAGGCTACTACTCAAGATCATTTGCTGGAGAAGAGTACGCCAGAGTTACTTCAGCAATTATGGGTCTTAAGGGTATCGCTAAGACTAGGGAGCTTGTTTTCTTTGTTCCTCATCAGGTTAATAGAACTGGTGATTATGGCGCTGAACTTCAGGCAGATCAAGGTAAGTCTTCGGGTGCTGTAGAGGAAACTGCAGATATGTTGATGTCGCTTTGGAATCCTGATCAGCAGATTGGTATTGCGAAGGTTGATCAGCGCAAAGAGATCAATATGAAAATTCTAAAGTCAAGAGATGGCGGCGTTGGTTCGCTGGTTCAATATCAGTTTGCTCCGTTGACCTTGGCGATAGTTCCAAAGGACGATCCTCTTTATGAGCGTGCTTTGAGAGAGAGACAGTATTGGCTTGCTGGCGATGACTGGCAGAAAGCTGTCTATAGATATAAAACTGGTGATAACACTTTGGGCTCTATGCCTGTCCAGATTGAAGGTGATTTTTAATGGGTAAGGAATTGCGCGATGGTAAGGAGTATTTCGATGGAGATCCCGTTGCCATCTATGAGGGTCGTTTTAGCGGTCCATTCATTATGGAAGAAGATGATGGTTGCACCATTTCCAATGGTGATCTTGTAACGTTTATTGTTACAGCAAGGGTTGATGTGCCAAAGTTTTCTTACATGAAAACTGGTGATCTTAAGCGTTCTAATACAATGAAGATTGTGTCTGTTACGCCAATGGATTCAGATAAGGCTGCCTATGTTTATGACCAGGCTGGTCTTTCTGTTACTGGGATTAATGATGGAATTATTGAGATTCCATCCAATAATGTTCAGCCTGTTTCTATTGATGAAATCATGGAGCAGGATAGCCTATTTAATAAGGAAGCAATATGAGATTAGAGCAGGTTCTAAACTTCGATACTTTTGTTACAAGTGTAGCATTTACTGATGATGCAATTGAAGTTACTTTCTTAGAAAAGAATGATCAGTCAGAGACTGTGATGCTTGCTAAGACTATGGTAATTCCTATTGATGAGGACGAGGATCGAATCCAAATGTATTTTGAGATTCAGGAGCGTCTTATTGAGATGATTCAGTGGGGTTATATTGAGCTTCGTAATCCTCCTGATGAGTTTGTAGATACTACCGAGAATCCTCGTGAGTGGGCTTATAAGCGCATGATTGAGGATGATTGATGTCAGATATTGACAATTTTTATAGTTCTCTTGCAGATATTTTTAAAGCCAATTGGCGTTCTTTCGCTAACTGTGTTGGCAAGGATATGTCAATTTTTTATAGCGAAGATCATGTTGCGGAGGCAAAAAAGATTTGCTCTGCTTGCTCTGTAAGGGTTGAATGCTTAGATAATGCTATCTATTTTAATGATGGTTTTATTAGGGGTGGTTTAACTGAGAAGGAAAGAAACTCTGTCGAACTTCACCGTAAGCGTCATCTGGCAGCTTTTAGATATGATTTAGAGAAGGCCGATGAAAGTTAGATGTTCTTACTGTAAAAAGTATGTGGATAGAGATTCTGCTATTAGAAGAAGTATCCAAGCTTTTTGCTGTGAAGATCATCTTCATGAGTATGTAAATTCTACTCGTAAGAAGCGGGTTTCTAAACAGAAGAAGAAGTCTAATGATCTTTCTTCTGGAGATAAACTTGAGATTATAAAACTTGACGAGTTTAGATGTAGATACTGTGGCACTGAATATGGACTTCATGTTCATCATATCAAATACAGGAGTGAGGGTGGATCTAATGATCCAGATAATCTCATCACTCTATGTTTTAAGCATCACGACACTGTTCATTCTGACAAAAAGAGATATCAGCCATTATGCCTCCATCTGGTAGATTTAAGAAACTCAGGAAAGCTTCAAAAGTTCACAACGATCTTGGATCTAGAAAACTAATAAACGATAAAGAAACTATTGTTGTTGACAGTAATACTGGTGGCGCAAAAGGTTCTAAATATTCTCAGATTAGTTTCATAGATCCAGTTGCTATGTATGAACTTGGCAAGGTCGCTGGTATGGGGGCTGAGAAGTATGAGAAATATAATTATCTGAAAGGATATGACTGGTCATTGAGTTACAACGCGATGATGAGGCATATGCAGCAGTTCTGGGCTGGAGAAGATGTCGATGAGGAGTCTGGCCTTCCTCATGTGATTCATGCGGCTTGGCACGCTCTAGCATTGACCTCGTTTCAGATCAGAGAACTTGGTACTGACGATAGGTTTAAGGGATAGAGAGATGGATGTTCAAGAGTATCTAAAACTAGAGCAGGATGGTATTCGCTATAACATTGGCGATGCACTTGATTTCTTAAAGATGTTTGATCCTACTTCAATTTCTCAGATGGAAATTGAGATGTGTATTATGCATGTTGCAGGGATTGTTAGTTCTTCTAATATTTTTGTTGATAACTATAATGTTAGAAGTGATGCAAGAGATGCTTTTATTGATCATGTATCTATGATACTTGATTCTGACTGCGCTTCTTGGTCAAGAAAGCTTGCTGATAAAAGCTTTTGGAATGATGGTAATATTCCTATTGCAAATCTTATTCTTAATTGGATCAATGGTTCACTAGATAATCCTGTGAGGTTTTCATGAGATCGGCAGATCTTATAATTGGTAATAAATATCAGATCAAGTACCGCACTTTTTCAGCAAATGGTTCTATAAATTATAATGAGCCATTAAAGTATGGTATTGGTATGCTTGTATCAATGTATGATGCGGGCAATTACAATCATTCTTTTGTTCTTGAATCAAATGGTGAAAGAGTTTGGGCTACACCTAATTCTGTTGTAAAGCAGATTGATGGAACTGTTGGTGCTAATGTTAATCTTGCATCAGATATTGTTGGTCCAAACTCTGAGGTAGGCAAGAGTCTTTCAAATATTTCCTCCTTTTTGAGGGGAATTGGTATTCACAACAGCGTCGTGGATGATAACATTGTTATTCCGCACGATTCTGCTGTGGCGTTTAACAAACTACTTCACAAGCTTTATAGCGATATTCTGGATTTCTAAATTGTCAAAAAGTTTTTGCCACCTACACAACCACACTTCTTACAGTGCCTTAGATGGTGCAGCAAAAATTGATGAACTAGTTCTTGCTGCAAAGGCAGATGGACAGAAGTCCTTGGGAATCACTGATCATGGTGTTCTTTGGGGGCTTGTAGATTTTTACAAGACCTGCAAGAAGCATGATGTAAATCCTGTTCTCGGTATTGAGTCTTACTTTGCCGATGATAGATTTGATAGGACACCAAAAGGTAAGGGCCATTCTGACCTTGATGGTTCAGATAAGCGTTACTATCATTTAACTGTTCTTGCCGAGAACAATGATGGCTATCAGAACCTTATAAAGCTTTCTTCTGATGCTTTCTTAGAGGGTTTCTATCATAAGCCTAGGGCTGACTGGGATCTTCTTGAGAAGTATTCTAAGGGTCTTATCGTTACTAGTGGCTGTCTTGGTGGCCCGATTCTTCAGGAGTTGTTGCATGACAGGTTCGATGAGGCGCTTCAGAAGGCGGCTAGGCTTCAAGAAATCTTCGGGAATGATAATTTTTACATCGAACTCCAAAATCACGGTTTATCAGAACAGGTCAAGACCAATCCGCAGCTCATTGAGATATCTCGTAGAATCAATGCGCCTCTGATAGCAACAAATGATCTTCACTATGTTAATCATAGTGACCATATTGCACACGATTCTTTGTTGTGCTGTCAGACTGGTTCTAAGATTTCTGATGAGAACAGGTTCAGATTTCAGTCAGACCAGCACTATCTAAAGTCTTCTGAAGAGATGCGTAATCTTTTCATGCATGTTGAAGAGGCTTGCGATAATACTCTTGTTATTGCAGATAGGGCTAATGTCAATCTTAGATTTGACGAACTTCACCTACCTATCTTTGATGTACCAGAAAAGTACGATAGTGCAACGCAGTATCTTACAAAGCTTGCCTTTGATGGCCTTCTTGAGAGATACGAGAGCCCGTCAGATGAGCATTTTGCTCGGCTTGCCTACGAGTTGAGTGTTATTGACTCAATGGGTCTTTCTTCTTATTTCTTGATTGTTTGGGATCTGCAGAGGTTTGCTGATCGTCAGGGAATTCGCCGTGGACCTGCTCGTGGTTCTGCTGCTGGCAGTATTATTTCTTATTGCCTTGATATTACTAAGGTAGATCCTTTACGTCATGGTTTGATCTTTGAGCGTTTCTTGAATCCTGGCCGTATTGCTTTGCCAGATATTGATCTAGATTATGATTCACGTTATCGTGAGTATATGATCAATTATGTTGTTGAGAAGTACGGCGAAGATCATGTAGCTCAGATTATTACTTTCAATATCATTCGTGCCCGTGCTGCCGTTCGTGACGCTGGCCGTGTTCTTGGTTATGAGCCTAAGGTTGCTGATAAGATTTCTAAGGCAATGCCTGAACCTGTAATGGGAGATATCACGCCTATCAATGCTTGCTTTGAGCATTCTGATCGTTACGATATTGGCTATAAAAATGCTGCATCGCTTAGGGATATGTATAATTCCGATGGCAGTGTCAGAGAGATTATTGATGTTGCTAAAGGTCTTGAAGGTCTTGTTCGTCAGGACGGTATTCATGCCGCTGGCATTGTTATCACCCCCGGCCCTATAACCGACTATGTGCCCGTACAGAGGCGTGGTGATGGTCCTGTAGTTACTCAGTACGAGAAGGACACTGTTGAGGATCTTGGGCTTCTCAAGATGGATTTCTTGGGTCTCAGAACTCTTGACGTTATATCTGATTGCATAAATCTCATTGGATATGATCCAGGTATTGATAATACATCTTTTGATGATATTAAAACTTTTGATCTATTAAAGTCTGGCGATACTGTTGGTGTATTTCAGTTAGAGTCTAAGCCTATGAGAAGTCTTCTTCATAGACTACAGCCGAACTCTATTGACGATATTGCTGCTGTTGTTGCCCTTTACCGTCCCGGCCCTATGGCCGAGAATATGCACAACGACTATGCAGATCGTAAGAATGGTAGACAGGCTATAACATTTTTCCATAAGGACGCTGAGCCTATTCTTAGGAACACTCTTGGTCTATGCATATATCAGGAATCAGTTCTGGAGATTGCTAAGAAGTTTGCTGGCTATTCTCTTACTGAAGCTGATCTGTTGCGTAAAGTGATGGGTAAAAAGCTTATAGATAAGATGATAGAAGAGCGTGGCAAATTCGTTGCTGGTTGCATTGAGAATGGCTACGATTCTGACTTTGCTTCTAAGCTTTTTGATATGATTGAAGGTTTCTCACGCTATTCATTCAACTCTTCACATGCATATAGTTACGCATATATCTCGTATCAGACAGCGTATTTAAAGGCTAATTTTCCAAAAGAGTTCATGGCTGCTCTTTGTGGTTCCATGATTGACGATATTGACAGATGTGCCTTTTATCTAAATGAGGCTAGGTCAATGGGGATGAAAATCTATCCGCCAGATATCAATAAGTCTGATGTTTTGTTCTCTGTTGAGGAAGATGGTCTTCGTGTTGGATTAGCCGGTCTTAGGCATATTGGTGCTGATTCTGCTGCACAGATTGTTGATGATCGTAAGTCCAACGGTGCTTATTCTGGAATGATGGATATTGCAAGCCGCATTAATCCAAACGCTAGAGAGTTTACCGCCCTATCTTACAGTGGTGCATTGCAGGAGTTTGGTACTCGTCTAGGAACTTCAACAGTTATACCTGAGGTATTGAAATCTTTCAGAAAGTTAAAGAAAAAGATTGAGGCTGGTCAATCACAGTTGTTTGATATGCCTAATGATTTCGATATTCCTACAGCAGAGTTTGATACTAATGAACTTTTGCAGAATGAGTATTCTATTGCTGGTCTCTATATTTCAGGTCATCCACTTGATGACTTTACTGACTCTAAGACTGACTGGTCTGTAGTTGAGCTTGATCAGCTTTCTGATGGTAAGCAGGCAAAGGTTCTTGTTTTGATTTCTGATGTTAAAGTCAAAAGAACTAAAAATGGTCAGAAGATGGGTATTCTTGGTATTCAAGATCAGTCAGGCAATCGTGAGGCTGTTGCTTTCCCAAAGAGTTACAATGATGATCTTGTTGCCGGCAAGATAGGTGTTATGTCTGTTCGCGCTGGGACAGATTATAATGGTGAAAAGAACTTTATTTTTGAAAGCTTGAATGCTTTTGATATTGAGCCACAGTCAGATGATAGTATAGGATTTAATCTGTATCTTCCTAAGGGCTTTTCTAATGATGAGAAGATGATTTCTCGCCTTAAAAAGATACTTGTTTCTAATTATGGCTGGACTCCTGTATCTTTATATTTGAGCAAGTCAAGTAGACTTAAACTTCCCAGAAATTATACTGTGAATGTTGATGATAGTCTAATTTGCCAGATAAAAGATCTATTTGGAGAATATGCTAGTCGTTAAAAAGGTAACCTTTGGTGGTTGCCATGAAATACGACGAAGATGATGATTACTGGAAACCAGCGGTCGCTAGATACACCTGTGATAACGCTTCGTATCATAGAAGGTATCGTGATCAAGATGACTTTCAGATTCATTCGTGGCCCTGTTCTGTTTGGCAGTCTGGCTTTAATTCAAGGGCAGATTCGCTGTCAATGTTTGCTCACGGAATGGTCGGAAAAAATTGGATACTATTTTAAGGATGTAAATGTCTAAGTCAAAGAAGAGTCTGTCTGCAATTCAGGCAGAAATTAATAAGCTTCATGGCGACAACACTCTGACCTCTTTGTCAGAAGATATCAATATTGATGTTGATAGAATTCCTACAGGTATTTTGGCTTTAGACAATATTCTTGGTGGTGGGTTCCCTCTTGGTAAGATGGTTGAACTGTACGGGAATCATGGTTCTGGTAAGTCTTCTATTGCTATGAAGTTTATGGCAGAGGCTCAGAAGCGCGGCAAGTGTGTTCTTGTTGATCTTGAGAATGCTTTTGATCCTCATATGGCAGAGAACTCTGGCGTAAACCTTGATGATCTTATGGTTGCCCAGCCTGAGTCTGCCGAGTCTGCTCTTGAGATGATTGAGATGATTCTTGGTGCAGATGATGTGGCTGCGATTGTTGTTGATTCTGTTGCCGGTCTTGTTCCTAGGGCAGAGATTGAAGGCTCTTACGGCGATGCTCATGTTGGTCTTGTGGCGAGACTTCTTTCTCAGGCTATGAGAAAGCTTGGCGCTGCTCAGCGTTCAGATCATTCTGAGGTCGTTGTGGTTTGGATCAACCAGATCCGAGAGAAGATCGGTGGCATGGGTTATGGGCCACAGACTGATTCTACTGGTGGTCGTGGCTTGAAGTTCTGGTGTTCTACCCGTGTTGAGGTTGCTCGTACAGGGCAGGTTAAGCAGGGTGATGACATTGTTGGTCATACTGTAAAGGTTAAGACAACGAAGAATCGTTTTGCTCCACCTTTCCAGACCGCTTCTTTTGATATCCTTTATGACTCAGGTATTTCTAATGAGTCTACTCTTCTTGATATGGCTATTGATGCTGGTGTTATCAAGAAGTCTGGTGCTTGGTTTGCTGATGCTGCTACTGGGGAGAATCTTGGTCAAGGCAAGTTGAAGGTTCTTGAGGTCCTTCGTGAAGATCGTGATGTTTACGATTCAATCGCCTCAAGGGTACTATGAAGGTTTTGCGCTATTCTCCTCGACCAGGAGATCAGGATCGGCTTTGTTATTCTCATTCGTCAGTGCCTCCCATGTCCAGCGGGGATGTGGACTGACCTTATCTTCATTGGAGCCCATATGTATCCATCAATAGTAGTATGCAAAGGTAGGAAACAGTATGCAGCCTACCCATGCAGTGCGGCAGCCGCCCCATCTGATGATTCAATTTTGCCAATGATGGGATTTGGTGAAACAGCAGATAAAGCCCTAGATGATCTTCACTCAACAATTAAAAGATTTGTTGAATTGTATGGATCTTCTAGGGCTAATTTTATTTTAGAATCAATATATGGTAAAGATAATCATGTTGATCTAACAATAGATTATCATCCAATGATGAAGTATTTTACAGAAATAAACTAGATTTTCTTTTCTTCGTTTATTTTCTTAAGAAGACGGTTGATGGTATCATCAACTCGCTTTTCGGCTTTTTTATTTTTTTTAATTTCATTTTTTTGATTAGACATTGGGAGTATCCTCTTGAAGAATAAAATTAGTTTAGCTGTTATTGTTTTTGGTTTAGGATTATTCTTTACTGGAATGACGTCTATGCCATCGTATGCAAGCACATCTAATTCAAATAGTTCAGATTATTGGTCTGATATTTATAAGGCAACATGCATTAAGTACGAGCCTAACGAGACTTCACAGTACGGCCATCTGAACAGCAACGCAAATGGAATTGTCGTGGATGCTCCGCTTATTGCATTGATTGTTAAGGGTGGCGCTGTTGATGGTGGTAATGCTGTGTACGACAATCCTTCTATTGGTGGCAATTATCTTGCACCCTTAAATAACGGTGGTCAGCAGTCCGCTGTTTCGCATTGGATTGTTTGTCTTCCTACAGGAACTACCACAACCGCTATCACTACAACTACAAGTAATCCTACGACAACTAGTTCTTCTACGATAACTTCTAGCAGTTCAACTACATCTTCAACTTCCACAATTCCAACGACCACAACCGTCAAGGGAACCACGACGACCAGCGTCCAAACAACAGTTCCAGAGCCAGAAATAGGCGATGCTGCTGTTCAGGTTAAAGGCGCTGAACTTGCAGAGACAGGTTTTAATTCCTGGATTCTTGTTTGTATTGGTTCCGCTATGATTATATTTGGTGTTCTTCTTGTAAAGAAGTAGAATTCTTTATATAACTAGAAAAGGGGAGGGGAATAAACCCCTCCCCTTTTCAGTTGTCAATAACTTTTATTTTAGTAAACTCTCCACGGACTCTTGCCAGCAACTTTGTATAATTGGTATGCTGCTTTAACATTGCAGTCTGGATTAGCCCACATATAGTTGTTGCAGCCAACCCTCTTGTAGAATGGTGCAGAGTAGCGTAGCAACATTTGGAAACAGCCTCGTGCTGAGGATCGTGGATTGGCAGCACTAGGAATGTTTCGTGACTCTCTCCAAACTATTGACCTAGCCCAACCATGTAGGTTTGCAGGCCAATGCTTTGCGATTGCAGTGTAGCAATCTCTGCTTGGTACCTTGCTTGCTTCGTGTGCTCTTACCGCAGCCTGCTGTTGTGGGGTTAGTGAGTTAAAGATTGCTTGCTCATGAGGTAGACATGCTGTTCCTAAGAGTGCAATCATACAAATACTTATAGCTTTAATTGAATTTTTAATAGACATATTATTCCAATGTTAGAGGGACAGTTATTTTTTCTTTTTTTCTGTTTTCTTTTTATCTTCAATGAAGACCAGTTTATCTCTGTGGGCTTCAAAGGTTTCATCCCTGTATCTGACTATGTAATATATTCCCCTAGTTTCGATGTCTAATACTTGAACAGTATAACTTCCATCGTATCTTGCTTTAATATTAAAGTCTTCCCAAGGGAACATAGTTTAATTAACGTCCATAATCGTTGTAGATAAAGGGTGGGCATGGCCCTTGCGTGGCGCTGAGAGGCGCTGTGAGGGGCGCCGGTCCCGCACCCGTGTCAGGGCCGGGGT